TGCGGCTGCCAGATCGTGTACGGGTTTGGAAGTCGATGGAGAGAACAGCGCGGGCCTAGAAGGCCCCGTAATGCCCCCTGAGAGCCCCGTAGACGGACGAACGGTGCGGATCGATAGACAGCACCGGAGACAAGCGAAGACGGCCGCAGAGCCGTCGCCGGCTGACGCCCGCGTAGGAAGATATTCGTGTGAAGTGCGTCACATTCTACGGGTGAAACGCAAAAGTGGAAGGTTCCTTACCTATGGAGGGGTAAGGGAGCGAGCTCCAGCGAGCGACCGCACCCCGACATAGGTTCTTGTCGGGGTAGTCGAACGGAGAGAGACTACCCCTTTTAGCGACCTCCGGTCGCCCGGGTAGGTGCCGAACGATGAGTGAGGTACCAGACCGGAAGACCGGTACAGGCCGGGGTTTATCCCCCGGCCGATACAGCATGGTCACGTTGGGTAGGTACGTTACGTAAGCATCACTCACCAACAGAACCAGTGGTTACGTAACCGGGTACGTTACGTACGACTAGATACGTAACAGAACCACTAAACCCGTGGCCGCCCCGAAGGCGGCCCGCAGCGGGTTACGTTTGTCAGGTATGTCACTAGGGAGGGAAACATGACCGCATCGGTCAGCATCCGAGTAGGGGAGATCTTCGAGGACGAAGATGGTCTGTGGAAGGCTCGCCTCATCGTCGGGGACCGTCCAGGGGGGACCATCACTTTACCAGAGCACCTGGTCCGGTCGGCGATGGAGAACGCTGCTGAGTGAGCTGGGAGTCATCTGACCGCCGTGAGCGGCTGCCGGCCGACTGGCCTCGCATCCGCCGCGAGGTTCTGCGGGCGGCTGGTCACCGCTGCCAGATCCGCTACGCGGACATCTGCACAGGGATGGCTACCGAGGTTGACCACGTCCGCTACCGCGACGAGGAGTCACCTACCCAGGCGTCGTGCAGACCGTGCCATGCGCGGAAGTCCGCGATGGAAGGCGTCGCTCAGCGTGCGAAGCTGCGCGCGATGAAGAAGCGGCCGCCGCCCCGCCACCCGGGGCGTAGAAGCAACTAGGAGGGACCAGGCGTCCCCGAGCCCAGGAGGCGTCATGCCGGGTCCGATCCCGAAGAGGTCCGACGAACGAGTTCGCCGGAATACGACGGAGTACGGAGAGGTCACTACTCTCCCCGTCTCCGGACCCGTGAAGTCCCCTCCGCTCGGTCTCACCGATCCTCACCCGATCGTCCGAGACCTCTACAACTCTCTAGCCGAGTCGGCGCAAGCCGCGCTTTATCAGCCAAGTGACTGGTCCTATGCGAAGTTCACCCTCCACTTCGCCGACCAGCTCCTGAAATCCTCCAAGCCCTCGTCGCAGATGCTAGTAGCCGTCAATCAGATGCTGTCATCGCTTCTGGTCTCAGAAGGTGACAGGCGGCGGGTTCGGATCGAGGTGGAGCGGACGAAGTCAGACGGCCCGGATGCGTCGGTGACGACGATGGGCGAGCTGTTCGAGCGCGCTCTCCGTAAGCCGAAGTCGAGCTAGAGACCGCAGTCCCCGGCGGGGTTGAGCGCTCCCCTTCCGGTGCTCCCCCGCTGGGGCTGCCCCTAAGACCCGGGCGCAACGTCCCGACTGAGGCGGTCCGCCGTGACGACGGCGGTATTGGTGCTCAGGAACCGTTGCAAACCCCGCCTATGCCCAAACCGCGGCTGCGCGCCGGTCGCAGGCCTCTAGGCGGGCCAACTTGCCAGGCAGGCGAGACCAGCCAGTAACCAAGAGCGGTCGCCCCTGGCCGGTATGAGCTCCACCGGTAAACGGGCTCACCTTTACACGTAACCGTCGGAAGGACAGATACATGACCCGCGAGAGAGATCAGGCAGACTTTTCAGGCCTGGTGCTTATGTCGGTAGTCGCCGCCCTGGACGGTAGCCCGTGGGTTACGAAAGGTCATTTACGGGAGCTGTCAAGCGAAGTAGCCGCCGTGGCGGTGGAAAGGATGTCCGAGACAGACTCCTTTTTCCTACCGGACGGAACTCTCTTTGAGAAGCGCGGCAGCGACCTAGACGCACTGGACGGATATCGGGCTCAGTAGAGCTTGACATGTAACTACTACGAGAGGCCGGTATGACCGTCACGATCACCGCCGACGTCCGCGACGTCACCGGTCAGCCCGACAACCAGCAGTGGGTGTTCTCGACCGTGCTCCGCCAGCAGGACGGCTCGATCCTCACCCAGAAGCAGGTCCGGGTAAACCCGGTGGACGGCGCGCTGAGCGTAGAGCTGGAACCCGGCTTCGCGATCGTCGTCTACGGCGAGTATCGCTGGTTCATCGAGGTCCCCGAGCTCGACGCCGAGCTGTGGCCGCTCATCGCCACCTCGGTAGCGGTCCCTCCGGACACCTCCGCTGAACTGCTCGCTGACGCTGTCAACGGCTACCTCGACGCGAACCCGCCGTCAGCGGACTGGGACGCGTTGTCGAACGTCCCGGCGGAGTTCCCGCCGGAGGCGCACGAGCACGTCGCCGCGGATGTCACCGACCTCGACTCGGCTATCGCCGCGTACCTGGCCTCGAACCCGCCCGAGGCAGGCGCGGTGTCCTGGGACGACGTCACCGGCAAGCCGTCGACGTTCACCCCCGCAGCGCACACCCACTCGATCGCTAACGTCACCGGTCTCCAGGACGCTCTCGACGAGAAGCTCGACGAGACCGCGGTGGACGCCCGGGTGTCTCTCGGCACCGCCGCGCTGGTCGACTCGGCACCGGCGACGCTGGACACGCTCAACGAGCTGGCCGCGGCGCTGGGCGATGACCCGAACTTCGCTACCACGGTCGCCTCGCAGATCGGCGCGAAAGCCGGCAAGACCACCACGATCACCGCGGGTACCGGCCTCACCGGCGGCGGGGATCTGTCCGCGAACCGGACGCTGAACGTCACCTATGGCACCACTGCGGGCACCGCGTGCGTCGGTAACGACTCCAGGTTGTCGGACACCCGCACCCCGACCGACGGATCGGTGACCAACGCCAAAGTCGCTTCCGGCGCGGGTATCGCTCTGTCGAAGCTGGCTACCGGCTACGTCGCCGGCTCGGACAACTCCGGTGCCCGGACGCTGACGATCTGGGTCGGGACCGAGGCGCAGTACACCGCGATCGGCACAAAAGACTCTAACACTATCTATCTCAGGACTGCATAGGAGGTCGCCGTGGCAGGTATGTCACTTGCCACGGCGGCTTTCGCGAAAGCCGCGATCGGCTCGGCCGAGATCCAGAAGATCAGCATCGGGACCGCCGAGATCTGGTCCGCGGCTCCTCCGCCGACCGTTGACTTCGACGCGGTGTCGTCGATGCAAGGCGGCCTGGGCGACTTGTCGTACTCGTTCTCTGCCACAGCGGGGTCCCGGGTCTTCGTGGTCGCGCACCTGCTCGGTAACGAGACCGTGGCAGGCGTCACCTACGGCGGCAACGCCATGAGCCTGGTCCAAGGCATCGCGTTCAACAACACGTCCTCCGAAGGCTGGCTCAGGGTCTACACCCTCGCGAGCGCCCCGGGCGGGTCGCAGACCGTGGTCCTGGACAAAAACGGCTCGAACTGGTGCATGTCCTACGCGATCTCGTACGCGAACGTCGCGAGCCTCGGAACCCCGGCTACAGCGACCGGTAGCAGCACCAGCCCGTCGCACTCTGTGTCGGCCCCGCCGACCAACGGCCGCACCTTCCAGGTTACCGGCTGGAACAACGGAAACGTGACGTTCACGCCGTCCGGAGGCACCGGCCGCATCAACGGGACGCAGATCGCGGGCGGCCTGTCAGGCCGAGACTCCAACGCCGCGGCTACCTACTCCGGGACGCTCTCGTCTTCCTGCCCTTGGGCGAGCATCGCGGTTCCGATGACCCCGGTCACCTGACGAAAGGGCCGGTATGACGACTGTTACCGCTACCGTCCACGACATCTCCGGACGCCCGGACGATTCGCACTGGACTTTCTCCAGCGACCTGCGCGAGCAGGACGGCGTGATCATCACGCCCCGCGTCGTGCGCGTGAAGCCGTTCAACGGGGAGCTCGCGCTGACTTTACCGCCCGGACCTGTCCGGGTGACGCACCACCAGGACCGCTGGTTGATCGACGTCCCAGAAGAGGACTCCGACCTGTGGGACCTGATCGAAGCCGCTACCGACTAAGGACTTCATGAACCGCCTTATCACCATGTTCGCCGCTGCTCTTGTGAAGGCGGTCTTCGACTACCTCCGGGCTCACCCCGAGTTCTTGAACCAGGTGATCGACCGGGCTACCGCGAAGATGCCCGACCTCGCTGACCTCGACGACAAGATCCTGGCGAAGATCCCGGATCTGTCCCGGCTGGACGACAAGATCATCGGGCTGTTCCCCGACTTGTCCCGGCTCCCCGAGCAGCTGATCAACGCCATCAACCCGTTCAAGCGCTGATGCCGAGGGTCGTCTACGGGCTGACCCACTCGTCCAACGGGTGGCCGATGCTCAACTCCGATGAGTGCGAGTGGACGAAGATCCCCGGCACGAGCGTCACGCTGCAGATCGCCAAGGGCCAGCCTCTCGCGATCCTGCGCGCGTTCGCCGCTGACTTCCACGCGTACGTCGAGCCGCTGCGCGACGCGGACTCCGCGTGCTGGACGCCGACCAACTCGGTCCCGTCGTCCAACCACCTGAGCGGCACCGCGATGGACCTGAACTGGAACACCCACCCGTTCCAGGTCCCGGACGCAGGCTTCGACGCCGCGAAGAAAGCACGGGTCAAAGAGCTACTCGACTTCTACGAGGGCATGGTGTTCTGGGGCAACGACTGGTCGTCGCCCAAGGATGCGATGCACTTCCAGCTCGCCAGCCTCCGCAACGGCGGAACCTTCGATACCTACGGCAACCCGAAGACAGCCGACTTCATCGCGCGCAAGATCCGCGCTGACGGCTACTCGACTTTCCGGAGGGGTAGCGCCCCGGCGTCCGCAGCCCCCATCCTGGCGGCGGCCACCGGCCTGAGCGAAGCTCGCGCGGCGGAGATCCTGCCCGCGGTTCGCTCGGGCCTCCGGGAATCCGAATGCACGAACGTCAACCGCATCGCGATGTGGCTGGCTCAGATCGGACACGAGTCCGGGTCGTTCCAGTACACCGAGGAGATCGCCAAGAACGGGCGGTACGCGCCGTACATCGGCCGGACGTGGATTCAGATCACCTGGGACTACAACTACCGGTCGTTCTCGCAGTGGGCGTACGCGTTCGGGATGGTTCCGACTCCGGACTACTTCGTCGTGAACTACCGCGAGCTCGCTGATCTGAAGTGGGCGGGCATCGGCCCTGCCTGGTACTGGACGGTCGCCCGCCCGGACATCAACGAGCTGTCCGACCGCCGCGACCTGAACACGGTCACCCGCCGGATCAACGGCGGTACCAACGGCCTCGCGGATCGACAAGCCCGCTACAACCGCGCGCTCGCCCAGGGCGATGCGCTGCTGCAACTACTTCACGAAGAGGACGACTTCTTGTCTGCTCTAACCGACGCTGAACAGCGCGAGTTGCTGGACCTGGCTCGCCAGCAGGCCAAGTACAAGCGCAAGTCCCGCTCGCCGCTGCACTGGCCGCACGAGGGCGAGGTCGACACGATCGCCGGCTTGTCCTGGTCGACGGACGCGAACGTCCATATCCAGCTGGTCGAGAAGCTCGCCGTGATCTACGGCGACCCGGTCTCGATCGCGCTGCTGTACGCGGTGTCGAACTCCGACGATCCGACGAACAACCCCGAGCTGGCGAAGCGCATCTTGAAGCGCGTCAAGCCCGAGGACATCACCGCTGCTCAGGTCCAGATCCAGAAGTGGCTGGCTGCCGAGCAGAAGTTCCATGCCGCTTAAGCTCGGCGACCGGAACCCCACGGTGCGCCGCTGGCGCGAGGTGATGGCGGCTCGGTTCTCCGGGTACGCCCGCATCCACGGCCCGCTGCCCACGGACACCGACGAGTTCGGCCCGCGGGCTGAGGCGTGGCAGACCGAGTACGAGTCCCGGACGTTCCAGCCGCTCGACGGGATCGTCTCTGACGACGATCTGCGCGCGCTGGGGATTCCGGCTCCCGAGGACACCCGTCCGGTACTACTCACCGTCTCCGGGACGGGAGTCCCCTGGTGGGTAGGCCCGGACGCTGACGTCGCGAGACGTCTCGGGGATGTGTACCTGTGGCGTCCGGTAGGCCCGCCGTACACCGTGCAGGCGTTCCCGATGGGGTCGTCCGTGGCGAACGGGGTCACCGAAGCTACCCGCATCCTGGAGGAAGAGCGCCAGCGCATCGAGCGCTACGGGCTGTCGATGATCGGCTACTCGCAAGGTGCGATCGTCACCTCCGAGCTGTGGGAGTACCACATCAAGCCGGTGACCGGCCGGCTGCACTGGGTCAAAGACCACGTGCGCGGAGCCGTGACGTTCGGCAACCCGATGCGTGAGACCGGCAAGGTGTGGCCTGACCCGGGTGGCCAGATGCCCTCGGCGAAGTCGCACGGTATCGCTGACCAGCTGATGGTCGACACCCCGGACTGGTGGAGGAACTACGCCCACAAAGGCGACCTGTACACCGACTGCGAGGGCGACTCGGGCGAGATGAAGACCGCGATCTACAAGGTCGTGATGATGTCCCGGGTGTTCTCTGGTCCGGATTCGATCCTGCGCCAGCTCCTGGAGATCGGGGTTAACCCGACGTTCGAGCTGATCGCGCTGATCCGCGCGGTGCTGGACGCTGGTCTGTTCTTCATCCGCGGTACGACTCCGCACACGAACTACAACATCGACCCTGCGACGGACTTTCTGCGCTCTGTGACTTGATACGTAACGAGGAGGTGGAGTGGCGGTTCACTACCCGGAGTCGCTACTCCCCGCCCCGTCGCATATCCAGGGGCCGACCTGGCGGCAGTACGAAGACGGCTCATGGTTCCTGCCCGAGAAGACTCTCGGCTGGCAGATCATCAGCTGGCTGTTCGAGTACGTCAACGCACCGGACGGTTCCGGGCCTTTCATCCCCACGATGGAGCAGGCACGGTTCCTGGCCTGGTGGTACGCCGTCGACGAGAACGGTAAGTACGTCTACCGCGAGGGCACCTTCCGCCGCATGAAGGGCCACGGTAAGGACCCGCTGGTAGCAGCGATGTCGCTCGCGGAGCTCTGCGGCCCCGTGGCCTTCTCGCACTTCGACGACGCGGGCAACCCGGTCGGCCGCGTTCGGCACGCGGCGTGGGTCACGATCGCCGCGGTCTCCCAGGACCAGACGAAGAACACGTTCTCGCTGTTCCCGATCATGGTCTCGAAGAAGCTGAAGACCGAGTACGGCTTGTCCGTCAACCGCTTCATCATCTACTCCGAGATCGGCGGGCGGCTCGAAGCCGCGACCGCGTCCCCCGCGTCGATGGAGGGTAACCGCCCGACGTTCGTCATCCAGAACGAGACGCAGTGGTGGGGCGTAGGCCCCGGCGGTGAGGTCAACGACGGCCATCAGATGGCCGAGGTCATCGAAGGCAACATGACCAAGGTCGACGGTGCCCGCACCTTGTCGATCTGCAACGCTCACCGGCCCGGCGACGACACCGTCGCGGAGATGTCTTACCTGAACTGGCTGGACATCCTGGCAGGCGACGCTATCGACACCGGCGTACTCTACGACGCTCTGGAAGCCCCGGCTGACACGCCGGTCTCCGAGATCCCGTTCCCGTCCGACGACCCCGAGGGGTACGAGGCCGGGGTAGCCCAGCTCATGAAGGGCTTGGAGATCGCCCGCGGCGACTCGATCTGGCTCCCGCTCGACGACATTCTGATGTCGGTCCTGACGGCGAAGAACGACGTCATCGAGTCCCGGCGGAAGTTCCTGAACCAGGTCAACGCGACTGAGGAGTCGTGGATCGCGCCGTCTGAGTGGGATCGCAACCACGACATCAACCTGCCTCCGCTGAGGAAGGGCGAGCGGATCACGCTCGGGTTCGACGGTTCGCTGTCCAACGACCACACCGCGCTCACCGCGTGCCGGGTCGAGGACGGGGCGCTGTTCCTGGTGAAGGTCTGGGTGCCTGAGAAGTACGAGGGCCACAAGGTTCCGCGCCAGGACGTGGACGCGTACGTCCGGTCGATGTTCGAGAAGTACGACGTCGTCGGTATGCGCGCGGACGTCAAGGAGTTCGAGCAGTCGGTCGACGCCTGGGGTCAGGACTTCCGACGGAAGCTGAAGATCAACGCCTCCCCCGGTAACCCGGTCGCCTTCGACATGCGCGGCCAGCAAAAGCGATTCGCGCTGGACTGCGAGCGGTTCCGCGACGCTGTTCTGGCGGGCGAGGTCAAACACGACAACAACCCGGTGCTCAAAGCGCACATCACCAACGCGCACCAGCACCCGACGATATACGACGCAATCAGCATCAGGAAACCTGGCAAAGAATCCAAGCGCAAGATCGACGCCGCTGTGACGGCTGTCCTCGCTTGGGGCTCGCGCCAAGACTTCCTGCTCAGCAAGAGCAACACAGGAAAGGGGGCGGGTCTGCTGCGATGACGACTTACCACGAGCACGTCGAGCGACTGCAAAGGCTCCTCGCACGGGACCTGCCGAACCTGCTGGAAGCCGAGGCCTACCGCAACGGGACGCGCCGGCTGAAGACGATCGGGATCGGCGCCCCACCGGAGCTGTCTTACCTGGACGTCCAACCGGGCTGGGTCGCTACCTACCTACGCACCCTGTCCGATCGCTTGGACATCGAGGGGTTCCGTATCTCGGAGGATTCCGAGGGGCTCGAAGAGCTCTGGAACTGGTGGCAGGCGAACGACCTGGACGAAGAGTCAGTCCTCGGACACGACGACTCGCTGACGTTCGGACGCGCGTACATCACGGTCAGCCACCCGGATGTCGAGTCCGGAGACCCCGCGGGCATCCCGCTGATCCGGGTCGAGTCCCCGCTGTACATGTACGCCGAGCTGGACCCACGCAACACCCGCCGGGTCACCCGCGCTGTCCGTCTCTACACGACGCGCGACGACGTCGCGGTCCCCGACCGCGCCACCCTCTACCTGCCTGACGAGACTGTCCCGCTTCGCCGCAACGGCGGGCTCAACGACCAGTGGGTTGTCGACGGCGAGGTCATCAAACACAACCTGGGCGTGGTCCCGGTCGTGCCGCTGACCAACGACCCGCGCCTGGGCAACCGCTACGGCCGCTCGGAGATCTCTCCGGAGCTCCGCAAGGTCACCGACGCCGCGTCCCGCACGCTGATGAACCTGCAGTCGGCCTCCCAGATCCTGGGCACGCCGCTCCGCGTCATCTCCGGCGTCACCACCGACGAGCTGACCAACGACGGCGAGAACACGACGCTCGACATCTACTACGGGCGCATCCTGACGCTCGCTTCTGAGGCCGCCAAGATCTCCGAGTTCAAGGCTGCCGAGCTGCGGAACTTCGCCGAGGAGATGGAGGTCTTCCGCAAAGAGGCCGCGTCTATCACCGGCTTGCCGCCGCAGTACCTGTCGTCCTCGTCGGAGAATCCCGCCTCCGCTGAGGCCATCATCGCTACCGATTCCCGGATCGTGAAGATGGCCGAGCGTAAAGGCCGGATCTTCGGCGGTGCCTGGGAGCGCGCGATGCGGATCGCGATGCAGATCATGGGCCGCGAGGTCACCGAGGAGTACACCCGGTTGGAGACAGTCTGGCGCGACCCGTCAACTCCGACGGTCGCCGCTAAGGCTGACGCTGTGTCGAAGCTGTACGCCAACGGCCAGGGTCCGATCCCGAAGGAGCAGGCCCGCATCGACCTCGGTTACACCGCTACTCAGCGCGAGCAGATGCGCGACTGGGACAAGCAGGAGACCGAGGACATGATCGACACCTTGTACTCCACGACGAAAGCCCAGGCTGACGCCACGCCGAAGCCGACGGTCACCGAGACCAAGACGGAGACCCAAACGTCTCCCTCCGGATTTAACCGGACCAAGACCCGGTGAACCCGGAGGAGTACGCCGCCGCGCAGCTCCTCATCTCCGCCGCTGTAGCCCGGCACGTCAGGAACGTGGCCGGGTTCTTCGCTCATCCCGCGCTGACGATGTTCGACTGGCTGCGTCTGCTGGACCTGCTGTTCCCCGAGATCCAGCGCCGGCGCACCGAGGCATCGGTGCTCGCTCGCAGGTTCTACGACTCGCAGCGGGCGCAGCACCACCCGGATCTCCCTCGTAACGATCGGCCCCTGGAGGGGACGACGTTCGAGAAGTTCGTCGAGAACATGGACCCGGCTCGTGAGCGGATGCAGCAGGCGGACACCCGCGGGGACGCGCTGACGCACCTGACGCTCCGCGCGGTGCGCGAGGTGGAGAACGCAGGCCGTCAGCAGATCATCCACGCCGTCGAGAACGACCCGGAACCCCGCGTCTTGCGGGGCTGGGCTCGCGTCGCGACGGGCCGGGAGACCTGCGCCTGGTGCCTGATGCTGATCAGCCGCGGACCTACGTACGTCCGGGCCGAGACCGCTGGTCTCGACCTTGACACGGAACACGCTCTGGAGCTGTTCGAGAACAACGACCAGGAGACCTACTTCGCCGACATCGGCGGAGAGATCAAGCAGTGGCACACCGGGTGTGACTGCAAGGTGATCCCCGTCTTCCGGAACGAGGACTGGTTCGGCAAAGAAGCTGCCGATCGCGCCCTCGACCTGTGGGGAGACGCCACCAAGGAAGCCATCGACCTTGAGGACAAAGGCCTTGTCCACAAGAGCGGTAAGAAAAAGGGCCAGCCCTTTACTCGTAACGAGCTGGCTATCAACGCCCTTCGCCGTCGCCTGGAGCGCGGCGAGATCTCAGCACAGCAGTACGCAGCACTCGCTGCTTAGCCCGCCAACCCGACCGACCTGCCAGGAGCAGGAGTCACCCCACGCCCAGGAGGCACAGATGACCGAACACACCGACACCCCCTCGACGCCCGAACCCGCAGCTCCCGCTGCCCCGGCTCCGGCGGCCCCCGCTCCCAAGAGCGAGGACCTGCCTGACTGGGCTCGCGACAAGCTCTCGAAGGCGAACACCGAGGCCGCGAACTACCGAGTTCAGCTCCGCACCGTGGAGACCGAGCGCGACAGTCTCGCGGAGAAGCTCGCAACTCTCGAAGCCCAGGCAGCCCAGGCGGCTACCTCCGCGTCCGAGAAGCAGCACGACTTCGACCGTCTGGTGACCGCGGTCCAGGCTCTCACCCCCGATCCCACGCCGCTGTTCACGTTCGCGAACACGCTGCAGGGCGATTCGGAGGAAGCGCTCAAGACGCACGCCGAGAGCCTCAAGACCCTGTTCGGCCTCAAGAACGGCCCCGTGGCCGCTGTCGACCGCTCGCAAGGCCTCGGCACAGAAGCCCCGAGCAACGACCCTGCGGTGGCCTTCACCGCGCTCATGCAAACCCAACTAGGCAAGTAAGGAGCCCCCTGTGGCAACCCTGAACGAGCTCGCCCCCAACACCGCGGGCAGCAACCACCAGGGCCGTCTGGCCCACGTCCCCTCCGACCTGCTCCCCAAGGAGATCGTCGGCCCCATCTTCGACAAGGCCCAGGAGAGCTCGCTCGTCCTGCGCCTCGGCGAGAACATCCCGATCTCGTACGGCGAGACGATCATCCCGACGACCGTGAAGCGCCCCGAGGTGGGTCAGGTCGGCGTAGGTACGTCGAACGAGCAGCGAGAGGGTGGCACCAAGCCGCTGTCCGGCACCGCGTGGGACACCCGCTCGGTTTCGCCGATCAAGCTGGCGACCATCGTCACCGTGTCGGAGGAGTTCGCTCGCATGAACCCCGCCGGCCTGTACACCAAGCTGCAGGGCGACCTGGCGTACGCCATCGGCCGCGGTATCGACCTCGCCGTGTTCCACGGTAAGTCTCCGCTGACCGGCTCGGCCCTGCAGGGTATCGACACCAACAACGTGATCGCCAACACGACCAACGTCGACTACCTGCAGACCGGCACCGCGCCGCTGCTGGACCGCTTCCTGGACGGCTACGACCTCGTCTCGGCCAACACCGACGTCGACTTCAACGGCTGGGCGGCCGACCCGCGCTACCGCGCGCGTCTGCTCCGCTCGCAGGCCTACCGCGACGCCAACGGCAACGTGGACCCGACCCGGATCAACCTGGCCGCCGCGACCGGCGACCTGCTGGGCCTGCCCGTCCAGTTCGGCAAGGCCGTCGGCGGCGACCTCGGCGCCGCGACCGACTCCAAGGTCCGCGTCGTCGGTGGCGACTTCTCGCAGCTCAAGTACGGCTTCGCCGACGAGATCCGCGTGAAGATGTCGGACACGGCGACCCTGACGGACAACACGTCCCCCACCCCGCAGACCGTCTCGATGTGGCAGACCAACCAGATTGCCATCCTGATCGAGGTGACCTTCGGCTGGCTGCTCGGCGACAAGCAGGCCTTCATCAAGTTCGTCGACGACGAAGACCCGGAAGCCTGATCCAACCTTGACACAGAACGGTAGGGGTTCCTTCGGGAGCCCCTACCCGACTGTCCCGACCACTACCGGGAGGTAGATATGACTGCTCCATTCAACGGGGCCGTGGTCCGGGGATGGCTGGGCTCGCTCAGCGACGCCGAGATCATCGCCAAGCTGGCTGACCTGGAAACAGAAGACCCCGATCCTGTCGAGGTTTCCTGGGACGATGTGGCTGACAAGCCGGAGGACTTCCCTCCGTCAGCTCATACCCACGCTTACGCCGACATCACCGATGTCCCCGAGGACTTCCCCCCGGCCGCGCACACCCACGAGGCTGCCGACGTCACCGACCTCGGCGACTCCGCACTGCTCAACGTGGGTACGGCCGCGGGCACGGTTGCCGCTGGTGACCACACCCACTCCAACTACGTACCCACCACGCGCACGGTCAACACGAAGGCGCTCAGCGCCAACGTCGTACTCAACGGGGCCGACGTGGCCCTCACCGGCTACGAGATCGGCACCGAGCCGGAGGCTGCTGTCGCGGCCGCTGACACCGTCAACGAGGCCATTGCGAAGCTGGAGAAGCGTATCGCGGATCTGGAGGCGTCAGCCTAATGGCATACGCCGAGCCCAGCGACGTGGTCGCGCGGCTCGGGCGGCCGCTGACCGATGACGAAGAGACCCAGGTCGAGACGTTCCTAGAGGACGCCGAGATCGAGATCCGCTCTCGCATCCCCGACCTGGACGACAAAGCCGAGGACGAGGACTACCTCAAGCGGGTTATCAAGGTCGAGGCCTCCGCGGTCACGCGCCTGATCCGCAACCCCGACGGCTACATCGGTGAGACCGATGGCAACTACTCGTACCAGCTCAACTGGCGGCTGAACACCGGGGCGATCGAGATCACCGACAAAGAGTGGGCTCAGCTCGGGCTCTCCAAGAACGTCGGCGTGCTCAACGTCCGTCCGAAGACTCCGCTGGAGCGCTCGGGTGAATACCCGGCGTTCGGCTCGGTCGAGTGGCAGGTGTTCCAGCAGAGCTCTCCGCTGTACTGGGGCTACTGATGAGCGGGCTTCTGGACGACGGGGCTAACTACGAGCCCGTAACGGTGTACCCCGAGGTGACTCGGAAGGACCGGCTGGGCAACACCCTGGTTGGCCCTTCTGCCACCGGCGTCGAGACAGTCGCTCGCTTCCAGATCCAGAACCAGTCGGGCACAGCTGCCCGGCGGGCGGAGATGGACGACATCGGCGACGTGACCGAGCAGGTCTACACGATGCGGCTCCCCCGGTCGTTCACGACCGAGTTGAAGTCCGGGTCCGAGGTTGTGTGGCGCGGTGAGCGCTGGGGTGTGTACGGCGACCCTCGTCGTTACAACGGCTCTCGCCGCACCGCCCGCCTCGAATACGTGGTTCGGAGGTTCTGATGCCTTTGTACTACGGGCGATCCGGTCTGAACAAAGTCGTGTCGCACCTGCCCGGTGTGGTCCACGAGATGCGCTCCGAAGCTGACGAGGTCGCTGACCGGGCGAAGGCCAACCTGGCTGCCGCTCGTGCGAGCACGCAGTGGGAGAAGATCCACGGCCCGGACCATCTGACGAAGATCACGCGGACCAACGGTTCGGTGGATGCCTACGTCAACATGGAGGCCCCTAGCCCCGAGTCGATCGAGTATGGCCACTACCCGTCCGGTGTCTTCGAGCCCGAGCGGTACGGTCGCGTCACGAAGGCTCCGCAGGGGCTGTACATCCTCACCGGTGCCGCCGGGTTCGGCGGCCAGACCGCTATCTCTACCGGCGCTAAGCGCGGGAAGAGGGGGTAGCGCATGGCTGGCAAGCTTCCGATCGTCGGTGAGGTCGTGCTCCCGATCCTGCGGGGTCACGAGGACTTGGCCGAGCCGATCAGCACTGTCCCGTCTCTGGCGGGTGTGCATGTCGGGACATGGGTCGAGGACATCGACTCCCGCACGTTCCCGCTGATCACCGTCCGCCGCGTAGGCGGCACCCGCAGCCCCGAGCACCCGACGCTGTTCACGCAGCCGGTGGTCGAGATGACCGCTTACTCAGCGGCTGACCTGCCCACTACCGAGCAGATGTACGAGGACGCCCTAGAGGTCTTGTACCGCGCTGCACGTCTCCAAACCAAAACGCCAGCCGGCTACCTGCACTCGGTGACCGAGACCTTGGGTGCGTCCCACGGCCCGTCACCGTTCGACCGGACCTGGCGCGTCTTCGGCCTGATCCGACTCGGCATCCGGCCCCCTAAGAACTAAGGAACCAAATGGCACTGAAAGATGATGCCGTCCTCATTGCCGCGCGGGGGTACGTGTACACCGCTGCGGCCGGTACGGCGGCCCCCTCTCCCGCTCAGCTCAAGCTGATCGACCTGGAGCACCCCGAGTCGTGGGAACGCACCGGCTGGGATCTCGTCGGACACACGTCCGAGGATGACCTGCCCGAGTTCGGCTTCGACGGCGGTGACTCCGAGGTCCGCGGCTCGTGGCAGAAGAAGAAGCTGCGCGAGGTCGAGACCGAAGAGATCGCGGACTACGTGGTCATCAACCTGACCCAGTTCGACGAGACCGCTCTGGAGCTGTACTTCGGCCCGAACCAGTCGGCTACCCCCGGCATCTTCGGCGTGAAGTCCGGCTCGGTCGTGAACGAGCGTGCGCTGCTGATCGTGATCGTCGACAACGACGTCCGCCTCGGCTTCCATGCCCGCAAGGCTTCGCTGAAGCGTGAGGACGCTATCTCGCTGGCGACCGACGAGTTCGGCGCTCTGCCGGTGCGCGCGACCTTCCTCGATTACCAGTCGTACAACCTCTACGAGTGGATCGAAGAGGACTGGTTCAACGCCGTGGAGACCGCTCCGGTCTACACCGTTGATCTGGGCGGCGCTACCGGCGGCAGCTTCACGCTGAAGGTCGGCGACAAGACCACGGCCTCGATCGCGTACAACGCGAACGCTGCGGCGGTCAAGACCGCTATCGGCGCTGTCGACGACGGCGTGCCCGAGTCCGCGTGGACCGTCACGGCGGGCGACGACTTCGACATCGAAGGTCCTCTGGCGATCTCGCTGGGCACCGACTCCACCACCGGTGGCAGCGGCGTCGTGGTGACTGTCGCTTGATTTGAACTTGACACGTAACCGCGTGTCAACCGGGGGAGCGGTATCTCTGGCGGGCCGCCGCTCCCCCAACCCCCTAACTGCCCGCCGCCAATCGAAAGGCCTGCCAAACCATGAGCAAGATTCTGACCCTCGACACCATCCGAGAAGAGGCCGACCGCGAGTACGGCGCGCCGGTTCAGGTGCAGATCTCCAAGGACACAACCGTGTCCCTCAAGAACGTGATGCGCCTCCGCAAAGACGCGCGCAAAGACATCCTTACGCAGCTCGAAGCCATCCGGACGATCAACGACAAAGCCGACGGCGACAAGACCGAGGCTGACGCCGAGAAGCTCGCTGACGCGGTCTTCAAGATCCTCGAACTGGCTGCGGGACGCGACTCCGAGACTCTGATGGACGCCGTCGACGAGGACGTCGCCCTCGCCACCAAGATCCTCAACTACTGGCTGGAGGAGACGCAAGCGGGGGAAGCCTCCAGCTCGGAGGACTGATCGACGACTACGGCGACGCCCTGTACGCGGACTTCCGGTCTGAGTACCAGATGAACCTCGCGGATCTGTTCGATCCCGCCTCCCGGCTCGGGCCTATCCAGGTCCTGGCGCTTATCAAAGAGCTGCCCCGGGAGGGCAGGTTCTGGTCCGAGAAACAGGGCGGTCCTCAGTTCCGCGGTTGGACCGATCAGACGTACACCACCGCGGCGCTGGTCAACGAAATCCGAGCACTCAAGTTCATGTACCTGCTGGCGAACACGTCGAAGGACAAGCGCCGCAGGCTGACCCCGCCCGAACCGTTCCCGGTTCCGCAGGTCAAAGCCCACAAGGCGAAGAAGTACAAACCTGGCTCGTTCGGAGCCGTCGCGGCCATGCGTATGGCTGCTTCCCGCAATCGGAAGGCCCAGGCAACGGGCAGATAGTGAGGTAGCCCGTGGCTGCAGGGAAAGAGGTCGGTCGCCTAAGTATCAAGGTGACCCCTGACCTCGACGGGTTCTACCGAGATCTGAAGGCCGCGGTCGACGCCGCCGAGAAGATGAAGGTCAAGATCCCGGTCGAGCCGGACATGGGCAACTTCCGGCAGGAGGTGGCCGCCAGCACCGCCGGTATGACCGCCAGGGTCAAGGTCCGTGCCGACGTGGACAGAGGCCTGCTGGACCGCGTGGCGAACTCTCTGGGCAAGATGGAAGCTCCGTCGTTCGGATCAGGAATCAACCCCACGGGGTACATGCTGATCCTCGGGGCAGCGGCGGCGCTGACTCCGCTGATCGCCGGGGCTCTGGGCGCACTTTCCTCCGCGCTGCTCACCCTCCCCGGTCTGATCGCCGCGGTAGCCGTTCCTATCGGCGCACTCGCACTAGGCATCGACGGGTTCAAGCGCGCTGCCGAGAGGCTCAAGCCCGCGTTCGACGGGCTCAAAGAGTCGATGTCTGCCGCGGTCGAGAACCAGTTCGGTCCGGTGTTCGACCAGCTCGGTAAGGCTATCCCGACCCTGGCCGCGAACCTGCCCAAGGTCACTCAGGGCATGGCGGATGTCGCCAAGTCGATCGTCGACTCGGTCACTTCCGGCGAGGGCCTCGGACGTATCGAGTCTCTAATCTCGAACATCGGCGCGGCTATCTCCCGATCCGCTCCCGGCCTCACAGCGTTCGTCGACGGGCTGCTGAACCTCGCTGAGAAGTTCAGCGGCAAGCTCCCTGCTATCGCCGACTGGATCAACCGCACCGGGGAGTCGTTCGCCCGCTGGGTCACCGAGTTCACGACCGCGGGACCGGATGGGGTGTCGAAGTTCGATAACGCCATGTCCGGTCTGGGCGACACGCTCCAGATGCTCGGCGGTGGGTTGGTTGACATCCTGAACAAGTCCTTGGAGTTCTTCTCGGACCCGGAGAAGATCAAGTCCTTCAAAGCGGAGCTCGATGGTCTGATCGCGTCGATCTCGACGCTGGTCGACGTGGTAAACGGCCTGGCTGCCGCGTTCTCGAAGGTGCCGGGGCTGTCGGACGGTGAAGCCAACGGTGTCATGGACTTCGCGCCGATCCAGATTCAGGGCGCGATCGAGCTGATCAAGCAGATCCCGACCGCCTGGGAGGGCGTCAAGCTCAAGGCCGCCGAGGTGTGGAACTCGATTCCCTCGATGGCCGTCACCGCGGTGACCGGTATCCGCTCAGCGATGATGACGCTTCCGGGGCTGCTGTCTTCTCTCTGGAGCACGATCACCGCGAACGCTACCTCAGCGTTCTCTATGGTCGGCGCTGCCGTATCGAACGGCGCTCGGAACGTGGTTAACGCCGCGGGCAACATCTTCCGCTCGATGGGCTCGGTTATCGCCAACGCCTTCTCGGCGGCGGTGTCTGCGGTACAAACCGCGTTCTCCCAGATGGTCTCCGCAGCCGCCTCTGGCGCGCAGCAGGTTGTGGCGGAGGTCCAAGCTCTCGGCGGGAAGATCGCGGCCGCCGCTGGTAACTTCGGCTCGATCCTGGTGGCCGCGGGTAAAGCCCTGATGGACGGCCTGCTGGCCGGTATCAAGGCGGGCCTCTCTGCGGTACTGGACTTCGCGTCCGGCATCGCCGCCAAGATTGCCGCGGTCAAGGGTCCGCTCCCGAAGGACCGTAAAGAGCTAATCCCCGCCGGCGAGGCCCTGATGGAAGGCCTCGGTACCGGCATCGAGAACGGCCTGGACCCGGTCCTGGATCGCGCTCGTGAGATCGCTAAGCAGATCTTCTCAGCGTTCAAAGAGACGTTCGGCACCGCTCCCGCGTCGCTGGCGTTCAACCTCGGCAGCATGCAAGGCGACCTCAGCGGGTTGCAGACATCGCTGGAATCGACCGCTGCCGCCTCTAGGGATCTGACCTCGTCCCTGACAGCGCCTACCGCAGAGCTCGCCTCCGGATCATCGCTTCTGGGCGACGACGTCAAAGGCCAGCTCGACGAGCTCAAGATGGCATACGACCAGCTGGAGCTGCGTCGTAAGGAGCTGCAGGTCGCCAAGAACGAGGCCGGTTCCAAGGATGAGAAGGCCGCGATTCAGGACGAGATGGATCGGATCAAGGCCGAGAAGGACCGGATCGCTCTCGAACGCGACAAGCTCAAGCTGCTGCAGCAGCAGTCCGGAGAGATGGGTGAGCAGAAGACTCTGGCCCAGTTCCTCGGTGAGCAGATCGCCTCGACCTGGCAGCAGGGTACCGACGCTGTCGCCGGGTTCGCTCGGGCGAACCTCGACCAGGCGATGGGCGACCTCGGCATCGGCGGAGGCGCGCTCACCAACGGCCTGAACGCCGCGCTCGACTGGGGCACCCAGGCGCTCGGAAACGTCATGAACATCCAGGTCAACTCGGTTGACGACGCAATCGCGGTGAAGAACAACGAAGTGAATAAGCAAGCGCTCACTTACACACGCCGCTAACTTGAAACGTAACGAGGAGTTACATGGCTTCCAGACTGCTGGACCCCGATACCCTCGTCGAACTCGAAGGTGTCAACGGTGAGTGGTTCGACCTCACCAACGGCACCGAGGGGATCTACCTCGCTACCGAGGTGACGGGCCTGCTCGACCCTCCGGTGAAGGCGACGTACGAGGAGCCGGGGAACTTCCCCGGCGCTCGGTACCTGAACCACCGCGTCCTCCGACGTGACCTGGTGTTCGGCGTCGAGATCCTCAACGACGAGAACGACGAGACCTGGCTGCGCCGGGATTCGGCGTGGCGCAAAGCGTGGTCGTTCAAGCGCGACGCGAAGCTCCACATCACCACCGGAGAGTCCGGGCACCGCTACCTGAAGGTGCGGCTGTTCGAGTCCCCGACGACTGACATGGTCACCGACCCGCGCGGTCGGGAGGTCAACATCACGAAGATGGTCGTCGTCGCGGGCGACCCGTTCTGGTACGAGGACGATGTCGTCTACCAGATCGAGGTCCAAGAGGATACGACGTTCGACCCGAACCCGCTACCGTGGCCGTGGCCGCAGCCGGAGCTTCCGGTCGAGGACATCGAGATCACGGTCCCGAACGCGAACCCGACGGACAACATCATCTGGCCGAAGTGGACGCTGCCCGGGTCGTCGGAGAAGCCTGCTGAGCCGTACATCCCGGGGCTGCCGTGGCTCGGCGCTCCGAAGTCCCCGGCCACGCTGTGGACCGTACCGGATTACAAGCTCGATCTCGACGAGGACGAGGACCCGTCGCTCGGCACCCGGCGTATCCGGATGCCTGGGCAGATCGGCGGTCTACGCGTCGAGGAAGTCCAGCAGATCTACATCGACGGCCGCCCGACCGGCGGCACGTTCAAGATCGGGTACGGCGATGAGTGGACCGAGCCGATCGCTTACAACGCGACCCCGAACGAGGTCCGCGCTGCGCTGATCGCGCTGGCGGGTATCTCCGCCAACGACGTCGAGGTGTCTCTCGGCGGGGCGACGAACGAGGTCCAGACGGTTCGCCTCAAAGGCGGCGCTCTGGGCGGCACGTTCACGCTGTCGCTGGGCTCGGAGACCACGGTCGGTATCCCGTTCAACGCCTCCGACGCCGACCTTCAAGGCGCGTTGGCGGGGCTGGATTCGATCGGCTCCGCCGATGTCAGGGTGAAGTCGACGAAGATCAACGAGGTCCAGGTGGTCGAGTTGGTCGGGGAACCAACCTCGGGTTCGTTCACGCTGACGCTCGACGGGCAGACCACGGCTCCGATCGCGTACAACGCGACGCCGGCTACGGTGGCGGCCCGGATCGCGGACCTGCCGAACATCGACGGTAACTACGTCAAGGTCGAGGGTCTGAACGAGTGGTTCTACTCGCCGTACCGCATCACGTTCGGCGAAGCCCAGAGTCAGGGCGTCATCACCGACATCATCTCGGGGATCATCGATTTCATCGGCGGCTTGTTCGGCGGTAACGCCTCGGGCAAAGGCGTCGGCGGTATCGACATCGACGAGATGACAGGTGACGTCGGCACGCTCTCGGGCGGTGCTGGGCTCGATGTCCAGGTGACCACCGAGCAGGACGGCGACCGGCTGTACGTCGTGTCGTTCCAGCGCGCTGCTGGCGGGTTGAACCTGCCGCAACTGGTGGGTGACGCCTCCGGTCTGGAGGGCGATGACCTCTCGATCGAGACCGCTACCAACGTCGACGGCGGTCGCCCGTACGTCGTCCGGTTCACCGACGACCTGCAAGGCGTTGACGTCCCGACCATGACGGTCGATACGGACGAGCTGACCGGCGGGTACGAGGTCGGCAGCCGCGTGGTGGTTCTCCGCGAGGGCTACACGTACCCGGCTGAGAACGTCGTCGTCGACTCCGACCCTCGCGAGGAGCAGGTGTCTTCGGAGTCTGGCTCCCCGATCTGGGAGCGGATGAACTCTGTCCGGTTCCTGCACTACATCCCGCCGTACACCGGTGAGGTCACGTTCAAGTTGTCCGTGTCCGGGGCTGTCCCCGGGCAGATTGCCACGCTGCGCCTTCCGCGCGCCTGGTCCCGTCCTTGGGGCCTAGAATAGTCTGAAAGGCCAGGTCAGATGGGTTTTACCCTCCGCCTGTTCGGCATCCCGGTCCTGAGCCTGGAGATCACCGGCGACGGCTCTGCCGAAGAGTACATCAGCCTCACGGGCGGCTCGTTCGAGCTGGCTCCCGAGGAGCCCGAGTACGACGAAGAGTACTACGAGGAAGACCGTAGCGGGTTCGGCTTCGGGGTGAGCTGATGCCAGCTCCCGCCGCAGACATGACAACCCTGGCGGGTCACCAGCAGCTCTGGGACACCGTCATGAAGCGCCGCCAGAAGCGGGAAGACGAGCGGATCGCCCCGCCGTTGATCCGCCTCTGGGACGGCGACTACAAGCTCCGCGGCCAGCTCGTCGGGGAGCGTAGCCACAAGTTCGAGTTCATCGAGAACGAGACCGGCACCGCTTCGATCACGATCTCGCTGGACCACTACCTGGCGAAGTGGATCGCGTCCCACAAAGGCCGCGCTCGCCGCAACGTCCACGTCTCGTTCGACAAGCAGGGTGCCCGGTGGACGGGCCGCATGGACCACTACGACATCGTCCGGACCAAAGAGGGCGACGTCTACATGGAGGTCGTGTTCAAGCACGACTACGAAGAGCTCAAGCACATCTACGTCTGGGCGAACCCGTTCCTGCGGCCCGAGTTCCAGTTCCCGAAGCTGTGGGTGATGTTCGGCCCCGCGAAGTGGGCGCTGCTGCTGACGCTGTTCGTCAACATCCTCCGCCTGGAGTCCTCGCTGTGGACGCTGCCCGACAACCCGTTGGACATCTCCGAATGGTTCCCGTTCTCGCTGAACCCCGGTAACTGGCGCAACATCGTCAAGCCGTTCCCGTTCCTCGCGGACAACTCTCCGCTGACGATCGTGTTCTCCCGGTTCAAGTCGTTCCACGACACCGCGAAGAACGTCCTGGCCGACTCGCAGCTCACTATCGTGTGCCGCCGGTACTTCCACGGCGAGGACCCGCACCCGTTCGCGGAGCTGTCCGGTGAGCTGGGGCTGCCGCTGATCGAGGGCATCGCCTCGCTGATCCCGCTGCGCCACGGCTGCCTGGTCTGGGACATCGTCGACAACTCCGGGTGGGGTTCGGAGACAGCGTTCGGCGGGTCGCTGCTGACCGGCTTGGTCCGTGCGGTGATGAACATCGCGTCGGACGGCATGACCGAGGGCATCGACATCTACACCGGTCTACCGACCTACCCGGGTGAGTACTACACCCCCGGGTTCCTCGGGACGTACCCGAAGGCTCCGCACGTGGTGTTCATGGAGTCCCCGTACACCGGCATCGAGTCCTCGAAGTTCACGTACACCGAGGCCACGGACACGTCGTTCGTGCTCGGGGGGCAGTCGATGCCCGGGGTGAACGAGATCATCTCAGCCGGCATCAACATGGGCGGCGACTTCCTGACGTCGCTGATCAACTCCCAGCTCGCCACGCTCGGCGCGTTCGGCGGCGCGATCGACCTCCCGCCGCTCGGCGGCATCATGGACGCGGTCGCCCGTCCGCTGTACGAGAACGTGATCCTCGCGTTCATGGAGATTCCCACGCTCCGCGCAGCAGGCCTGAGCCTGCCGATCGCTGGCCTGGAGGACATCGTCACCGGGCTCGGGGACTTCCACTACAACGAGGGCTGGGTCGACGGCGCCGACAAGGCGTTCACGATCTCCGCGATCATGGCGGCCCGCGCTAAGCAGTGGGCCACCCGGGCGAAGCACTCGCACGAGATCCAGGTGTCCGACGCTGCCCCGTACATCATCGGTGAGCGGGGTCACGGACATTTCTGGCTCGGTGACCGGGTCGGCACCACGGTACTCGGCTACCCCGATCCGTACACGATTTTCGTGGAGCGGGTCACCAAGCTCACCTACGAGTGGGGTACCGACGGCCCGAAGGGCTGGACCATCACGATCGGTTACAAAGAGCCGGAGGACCCGATCCTCAAGGCGTTCGAACTGATCCAGTACATCAACTCCAACCTCGGACAGCTCGGAATTTTGTAGCAGCCGAGCTTGATACGTAACGAAGAGAGCCCGCCACATGCACAAACCTCTGACCCAAGAACACGCCGACCCGGACAAGCCGGAGGAAGCCCTCGCCTGGGCTTTCTGGGGACTCCCCCACCCGTCCGGAGGCCATTCGCTGTCTAACCCGGTGATGGCCAAGTACTGGTCGAAGCACTTCACGGAGCTCGGGATTGTGCATGTGGACTCTCTGCGCCGGCTCGCTGACGAGAACGGGAACATCCACGTCAGCAAGCTGCCTCAGCAGACCAAGAAGTTCCAGGCTCCCGCCCGCGGGCCGCGGAGCCACTACAACCCCGCTGCGCAGTGGGTTCCCTCGGATACCCCGGAGCCTCCGAAGTTCCGTGTCCAAGATCCTCGGACGCTCACCCAGCAAGAGCAGCAAGCCCAGCTCGACATCTACAAGCAAATGGGCCTGATTCCTACCGCACCACTGCCGCAGCATCAGGCTGCGGTCGAATGAGAGGCCCGCTTATGCCAGACCTGGAAGACACCCAGCCTTTGCACGTGTCTGACCTGCCTACCGAAGAGATGGACCTCGCTGAGCTGAACACAGGCGGCTTCGAGATCCCGCACCTGGGCTGGGACCTGGACAAAGACGGTGACATCGAAGGCATCGAGGAGTACGTCCCCGAGCCTGCGGTGCTGCGCGGCGCTGTGGCCGCGGGACTGGGCTTCGCCGGGTTCGTCCTCGGTAAGACGTTCGACGTCTCGTGGATCGATCAGGCGGTCGCTATCTACGCGGTGGCTGCACCGTTCGTCCTCGGATTCGTGATCCGCCGCCACGTCACCCCTACGAAACGGTGACCGAGGTCCTGGACTGGTTGGCGGTGGCTAGCGGTCCTGCGGGCATCGCGATCGGTATCTACGGCGAGAAGTGGCGCTCCCGGCGACGGGAGCCCGCCGAGATCGAGAAGACCGAGGCGGAGGCCTCGCAGATCTTCGTCGAGACCGCGGTGACTCTGATCGCCCCGCTCAAAGCCGAGATCGCGGACCTGACCGTGCGCGTCAACCAACTCGAAGAAGAGAACTACACGACCAAGACCCGGCTGCAGCTGTCGATCGATTACATCCGCGTCCTGCAGTCGTGGATCAGCAAGCACATCCCGGGACGGAAGCCTCCGGCTCCCCCGGCCGAACTGCTGCTCTGAACTTGATATGTAACGGAGGTCTTAGTGGCTGACGACCAGTGGGTACCTGACGTTCCAGACGGCGCGTTCGTCATCGGCGGCGGTGACTACCGCTACGGCCAGGACATGACCGAGGACATCGCCCGGTCGCTGTTCCAGGTCCCGGACTTCAACCCGGCCAACGCGCTGCTGGTGCTGCCGCAGCTGCTGCTGCGCCTGCCGCTGGAAGCGCTGCAGAAGTTCAAAGACTTCATCCCCAACGTGTTGGAAGGCGCGTTCAACACCGTAGCCGGGGCGGTCGACGCCATCATGGGTGCGATCCGCGAGACCCCGCGGGTGCTGGAGCAGATCCTCTCGTATCTCCCGCAAGAGTTGCGCGACGAACTGGAGCACGCCGCTGCGCGTATCGGCGCGGTGATCGACGCGATCGTCCAGGCGCTCACCGGCACCTTGAACATCGGTCACACGATCGAAGACCTGATCTTCTCGCTGACCAACATCCGGCCCGGTTCGGTCGGCGGTGTGCTGGGCGGCGGGTCGATCGAAGAGACCATCAAGCGCATCGTCGATGCGATCGTCTCGGGCATCGTCGGGGTCACCGGTATCGGTGCGGGGATCTCGGATCTCCAGTCGCTGATCGAGCAGATCTCCTCGGCGGCTGCCCGCGGCGGGTTCGCCTGGGACATCCTCGGTATCCAGAACAACAAGAAGCCGAAGTCCGGGCTGTACAAGTCCGAGCGCGGAAACTTCGACCTGGACACCCTGAACTCCACGGTCTCGGTCGCCCCCGGAACCTCGATCATCGCGTTCGATGTCATCGAGCAGTCGATGCCTATCGGCCTGATCACCTGGATCGGCTGGGGCACCTCGGGCATCACCGACTTTTACATCAACGTCTACCGCTGCGTTGACGACCGCTCCGACCCGGAGCTGGGCGAGCTGATCCACCAGTCCGAGAACATCGCGGGCCTGCTGGCGGGCTCCGCGTCTCCCGGCGCGAACATGGCGTACGAACTCACTACCCCGATCGCGGCTGTAGCCGGCGACCTGCTGGCGTACGAGTTCATCGCCGTCGGCGGTACGCACACGATGCGCGGCCGGGACTTCAACCTCCCGGACAACGACGGCGCTCCGATCGGCAACGTCGGGGCTACCAGATCGCTGTCGACGCCTTCTCTTCCCCCGGCCACGCTGGGCAAAGCCGATGTCACCTGGACCGACAACGTCCCCCGCGTCGGTATCGCGGTGGACACCGGCACCGGCTCGGATCACCACGACCCGCAGGTCGAGTTCTTCGAGAAGCCTGTAGCTATCCCGGTCCCGGCGTGGTGCGACCGCATCGACGCGATCGTCACCGGTAAGGGTGGCGAGGGTGCCGACGGGTTCCTCGGGTTCTACGGCAACCCCGGTCAGCCTGGCTCGGTCAACACCGTGACCTGGACCCGCGGCGAGCACTTCTCCGGTACCACCACGATCTTGGAGTGGGACGGCGCTGAGCTGTCGATCCCAGGGTTCGAGGTGTCCGCTGCCAACGGATCTAACGGCTCCGGTCAGCGCCCTGTGGCGCTCGGCAAGCCGGTCGGTAAAGGCATCGAGGAAGTCGAATACAACGGCCTGAAGCTGGCCGCCGGCGGTGACCAGCACGCGTACGGCGGCGCAGGCACCAAGCCTGGCGGCGGCGGTAACGGCGGTCACTGGCTCGGTATCTACACCCAAGGCGGCCCCGGTGGACCCGCATGCGCGGCTGTCCAGTTCCGCAAGGGCGCTCTGCCCGGTGAGGTCGTGGGCGACGGCGAAGGCGACGTTACGCCGCCGAACACCTCCGCGCTGCACGTCGACGTGTCTGCGACGTCCACCTCGATCACTATCACACCCTCGGGAGCTGTCGACGATGCCTAGCGGACTTCGCGGTTACAACGTGTACCGCAACGGCGTTCGACAGAACACCTCCCCGGTTACGGAGCTCGGGTCGGTGACTATCACTGGGCTGTCTCCGGATACCGACTACTCCGACCAGATCACGATCACCGCTATCGACATGGCGGGTAACGAGTCGCTGCCCAAGACGCTGGCTGAGCTGGAGGCGGAAGCTGTCACCGACGCTTTGTCTCCGGCTGACCTGCTGGACCCGGTGGTCCGGGCGCAGATCGATGCGCTGGTAGCGGCGAAGATCAAGCCAACGTCAGGCAAGGTAGCCGACGGGGCGATCATCGGGATCGAGACCCCGACCGGGTCGTACTACAAAGCGTACGGCGGGGACCGCACCTCGAACACTCCGCTGACGCTGGAGAAGAACTTCCGGTACGGCTCGTGCTCGAAGATGTTCACTCACACCCTGATCCTCAAAGCGATCGACGACGGGCTGCTGGACTGGGACGATACGATCAGCGAGTTCGTCACCGGCGTCCCGAACGGGGACCAGATCACGATCCGGCAGCTGCTGCTGTTCCAGGACGGGCTCAAAGACTGGATGACAGACCCCGCGGTCCAGCAGACGTACTTCCTCAGCCCGACCAACTCGTTCGACCCGCTGAGCTACATCCGTAACTCGGTGGTGAACTTCGCGCCGGGTCGGGGCTCGTCGTACTCGAACGCAGCCTCGTGGCTGCTGGGCAAGGTTTTGGAGTCCGTCTACAACGACGGCCGGACGGTCGATCAGATCGTCGTGCAAGAGTGGAAGTCCGCGGTCGATATGCCGTCGCTGCACTGGCCGACGACGAACTACATGAACCCGCCGTATGTCCGGGGCTGGACCCCGAACCTGGCGCTGCCGCAGATCCAAGCGATCCTAGGGCCGTTCGCGTTCCTCGCGGCGTTCCTCGGCTACCCGACGTCCAAGGACCTGGAGTTCACCGCGGTCTCGACCTCGTGGTCGGGGGCTGCCGGTTCTCTCGCCGGGAACATAGAGGACTTCGTTCGGTTCGGTAAAGCGCTGTACGACGGGACGTTTTTGTCCGAGGAGATGCAGCAGCTCCGCAAAGAGATCTTCACGACGTACGTCGAGTACGAGCCTGCCGGTCCTCACCAGGGTCCGGGATGGATGGGGTTCGGTCTGAACTCGATCTGCTGGGGGGCGTGGCAGGGCTGGGTCGGCAACCTCGGCGGATACATCGCGGTCATCTTCTACAACTCCGAAGACGGATCGGTCATCGCGGTGACTCTGAACAACTTCTCGGCCCACGTCGACGCGGTCGATCTGTTCTATCAGATCGCTTACCTGCTCGACCCCGAGTCCACCGGGCACCGGGACTGGATCTTCCGTCCTGATCCTGCTGAGGACGTGGACGAGGTCCGTGACCCGACGCTGTACCTGACGGTCGAGTCCACCGGAGACAACCAGATCCCGGCTGATGTGCCGTTCGAGATCTAAGGAGACAAGAGATTTCTGCTCGTTACAACAGCTGCCGTGCTGCGGCAGCCAGAGGCGATATCGACTGGCTGAACGACGACATCCGGGCGCTGATGATCGACGCCGACGACTACACCGTGAACCTGACGTCGCACACGACACTGGCGAACATCCCGTCCGGGGCGATCATCGCTGTCTCGGAGAGCCTGACCGGTAAGTCGGTGACTTCCGCCGGCTGGGTGAAGGCTGACCCGACGGTGTTCCCCGAAGTTACGGGGGACACGGGTGAGGCGGTCATCGTCTACAAGCACACCGGTACCGCGTCTACGTCGACGCTGCTGTCGTATCACGACTCCCCTACTTACCAATTCGTCATCCCGAACGGGTCGGACATCCGTGTGATCTGGCCGACCGACGGGTTTATCCGCTTCTAAGGAGCACGCATGGCACTTCCCGAGAACTGGGCAGACGGTGTCGGTCAGCAGGTTGACGCGGCGTTTCTGAACCAGCTGGGTTCGGAGCATAACGCGATGCAAGACGCGCTCGGCGGTAAGTCGATCCTGGTGGTCTCCCAGGAGGACTACGACGAGCTGGGGTCTCCGGACCCTGACACGATCTACGTGGTCATCGAATGAGTCTGAAGCCCGGTGGCCTCGACGTTGTCGGTGTGTTCGCCGGGGATGCTGCGGCGAAGGTCTACGTCGGCGCGATGAAGATCTGGCCTCCGGTTCCGGACTTCACCCCGTTCACGATCTCCAGCGAAGACCCCGGATACACGGATATCTACGACGAACCGGTACCCGAGGGCGCATCCGGATGCTGGGTTACCCTCTTCGGCGGCGGCGGTGGCGGGGGAGCAGGCTACAAAGGTCCCACCGGGACCACCCGACGAGGCGGGTCCGGTGGACGAGGCGGCTCGAAGATCCCCCGCGTATGGGTTCCGAGATCATCGATGGGCAGCACGTACAGCATCCAGCGGGGCCTGGGCGGCGCAGGCGGGTCGCCTGCACCGGGCACATCTGGCTCAGGGCAGCCGGGTAGCCCGGGCACCCCTTCTATATTCACCTCCGGGAGCGTCTTGCTGAGAGCCGCTTACGGCGGCGGTGGAAGCGGCGGGACCAGCTCCGGGTGGAGCGGGAATACCGACAGCGGGACATCTCTGACAAACGGAGTTCCTGAGGCAACCGTTCTTGCCGGGTCGGATCGCGGCAGCGGTAGCACCGGCAACGGCAACGCGGGCGTCGACAACCCGGACGGCGCGGGTGCTGGCGGTGGCGGCGGCGGTGGGTACTCCTCGTCGCAGTCTGCTGGTAACGGCGCTCGTGGCGGCAACTCCACCCATGGGTCTGGTGGGTTATCGGGCACCGCTGTCGACGGTCGCGATGGCGCAGACGCTGCGGATCAGTCCGGAGGTAATCCCGGCGCGGGCGGTGGTGGCGGCGACGCTAACAACGGTTCCGGCGGTAACGGAGGTAAGTACGGCGGCGGCGGCGGTGGAGGCTCGGGAATGCACGCGTCCGGTAACGCACACGGCGGTAACGGCGGTGACGGTTACGTCCTGATCGAGTGGGAATGACTCACGCTTGACACGTAACCTGGTTACGAGTAAAGTCGTCTGCAAGAGAACGACCGGCGGGGCTAAGGCCTGAGAAACCAACCCCGTCGGTCGCACACCCACCATCAGGAAGGCACTGTTATGTTACGCACTATCGCTGCCGCGGGCATCCTCGCGGCTGGTCTCGGACTCGGCGTCTCGCCGATCGCCCAGGCTGCTCCGGCGCACTGCTCGAACCACGGCTTCGGTCACGGTCAGATCTACAAGCACGCCTGCGCTACCGGCTCCGGTGGGGCCAGCGCTGACTGGAACCCCGTGTTCAACGACGACGGCTCGTACAAGACCGTTCACAAAAACGGCAAGGACCACAAGGTCTACAAGTGCGTCCGTCACTGCGGCGGAGGCCGCGGCAAGACCGAGACCACCGATCCGTGGTGATCTAACCCCGCATACCAATATGGTCCCTTATCGGACCTATTGACGCAAAGAAACCCCCTACCTAGCCTTCGCGGGCCGGGTAGGGGGCTTTTCTTGTTTCAGTGGGTATGGCCGTGATGACCTGTGCCTTCGTGGTTTGTCTGGTCAACCACCGCGGTCTCAGTGGTGTACGGTACAAACCCATGAGAGCCCTGGTAGTCATCCGCCTGTCCCGCGTCACCGATGCCACGACTTCACCGGAGCGCCAGCTGGAGTCTTGCCAGCAGCTCTGCGCCCAGCGCGGCTGGGACGTCGTCGGGGTAGCGGAGGATCTGGACGTCTCCGGAGCGGTCGATCCGTTCGACCGGAAGCGCCGCCCGAACCTGGCCCGGTGGCTAGCGTTCGAGGAGCAGCCGTTCGATGTGATCGTGGCGTACCGGGTGGACCGGTTGACCCGATCGATCCGGCATCTGCAGCAGCTGGTCCACTGGGCCGAGGACCACAAGAAGCTGGTCGTCTCCGCGACCGAAGCCCACTTCGACACGACGACGCCGTTCGCGGCGGTCGTCATCGCGCTTATGGGAACGGTGGCGCAGATGGAATTAGAAGCGATCAAAGAGCGGAACCGTTCGGCTGCGCATTTCAATATCCGCGCCGGGAAATACCGCGGCTCCCTGCCGCCGTGGGGTTACCTGCCTACGCGCGTGGACGGGGAGTGGCGGCTGGTGCCGGACCCTGTGCAGCGAGAGCGCATCCTCGAGGTGTATCACCGCGTCGTCGACAACCACGAGCCGCTGCACCTGGTGGCCCACGACCTGAACCGGCGAGGCGTCCTGTCGCCTAAGGACTACTTCGCGAAGCTGCAGGGCCGCGAGCCGCAGGGCCGGGAGTGGTCGGCTACCGCGCTGAAGCGCTCGCTGATCTCTGAGGCGATGCTCGGGTACGCGACGCTGAACGGTAAGACCGTCCGAGACGACGACGGAGCCCCGCTGGTGCGGGCTGAGCCGATCCTGACCCGTGAGCAGCTGGAGGCGCTGCGCGCCGAGCTCGTGAAGACCTCCCGGGCGAAGCCCGCGGTGGCTACTCCGTCGCTGCTGCTGCGGGTGTTGTTCTGCGCGGTGTGCGGGGAGCCCGCGTACAAGTTCGACGCCGGTCGGAAGATCCCCCGCTACCGCTGCCGGTCGTTCGGGTTCGCGGTTCGCTGCGGGAACGGCACGGTGCCGATCGCGGAGTGGGACGCGTTCTGCGAGGAGCAGGTGCTCGATCTGCTCGGGGATTCGGAGCGGCTGGAGAAAGTCTGGGTAGCCGGCTCGGACTCCGCGGTAGAACTCGCGGAGGTGAACGCGGAGCTGGTGGATCTGACGTCGCTGATCGGCTCCCCGGCGTACCGGGCCGGGTCTCCGCAGCGGGAGGCGCTGGACGCTCGTATCGCGGCGCTGGCCGCGCGGCAGGAGGAGCTGGAAGGGCTAGAGGCTCGCCCGTCGGGCTGGGAGTGGCGCGAGACCGGGCAGAGGTTCGGGGACTGGTGGCGGGATCAGGACACCGCGGGTAAGAACACCTGGCTACGGTCGATGAACGTTCGGCTGACGTTCGACGTCCGCGGCGGGCTGACTCGCACGATCGACTTCGGGGATCTGCAGGAGTACGAGCAGCATCTGAGGCTGGGCTCGGCTCTAGACCTCGTAAACGCAGAAAAGCCCCCTACGGGCCGCTAGGGCACGCAGAGGGCTCTCTGGTAGTCTCTATTCAGTTGTACTGCTGAGTCCGTCAGCGTGGACGCTAGAGGGGTTTACGGGGCCTCGTGGACCCGCACGTACGGCTGCAGAGGCTTGTCACGGTAGGCGTGGTAGCGCTCGGCCTCCTCGGCGCGGATGGCCTCGATCTCCTGAGCCGCGCTCACCTTACGACGCTGCAGTTCCGGATCGTCATGCTGACGCACCGTAATCACCTCTGACTGACGGGTCTGCGTCGAGATGATCTTCAGCAGATCCACCGCCTCGGTAAGGCGGTCGGCGATCACGGCCAGTTGCTCGACGGTGATGTCTTTCTTCTTCTTGCTCATGGTCTCCTCGTTTGCCTGATGAAGTCGGCCCGTGCCGACTCATAGTCCGGGTGGAACGTGATGACGCCGTAGAACGATCCGGCCGACGGGAACACGATCCACTCCTGGGTGTGCGGGCTCTTGCGGATCAGCCACTTCCTGGCGTCGTTACCCCAGAGCTCTCTCACTCGTCCCCCCCACGGATCAGGGTCCGGTCCCCAGGTAAGGAAATGACCGTCCACGTGGTCAGCTCGTCCAGAGTCCCGATGTAGTTGAAGTCCGAGTCCCACAGCCGGATGACTGGTTTAGGGGACGGCTTTTTCCTCCCGAACCACCCCCGCACGATCTGGATCAGGTGCTCCAGCCGAACCTCGTGGTCGAGCATCCGGATCAGCACCAGTTCACGCACCCGCTTCATTCCGCGGTCCTGAAGCTGGTAGCTACACGCGGGCAGATGCGCTGCACCCATCCCGACGGGAGGCTGTCGTCCCGGCGGAAGAAGCCCTTCCGGTTCACCGACCAGTAGACCGTCCCGCCGGGTAGCTCCTGGCTGAATCGGACGTCCGGCAGACGGTGGCGTCCCGACACGGATCCCCGCACGTGGGTCATCAGGCCCAACCGCCGAGCGAGGTCCCCCTGAACCCAGAGATGCTCAATCTGTTCGGGATCTGCGGTGAACCTGACGTACTCGTGCTTGCTCATTCCGCCCCCTCGTAACGGTCCAGCTCGCTCTTGAGCCCTTGGATCTCCAGCTCCAGGTCGAAGACCCGGCCCATCAGGTTGTCGCGCTCCAGCTCCAGCCGAGCCGCGTCGTCGATCGCTTCCATCGACCTGCGCACCATGTCCGCGAGAGCGCCGTGGATCGACGCGATGAAGTCGGCGTCAGCCTCGTTCGGGAAGTTCCCCACGTACTTGCGCGACTCGTCCTGGCCGACCGCGAAGATGTCGAACACGACCCCGTGGGCGCCCTTCTCGACCACCCAGAACCGGTCCTCAGCCCCGGTGGTCTGCGAGAACACCTGGTACAACTTGTCTAGAAAGTCCTGAAACTCCACGTTGTTCCTTCCGTTACGAATCAAGCTGGAATCCGCAGAAATGGATCTGCGGACGGTTGCTCGTCTTTCTTCAGATATGCCGCGCCCCAGGAGCGGCCTCCGACCTCCGGGTCGGTGTTGATCAGCACGCCGCGGAACGTCTGCTCCATGATTCGACCGATCTCCTTAGCCGTCACCTCAGCCTCGACCTCGGGTACCGACGCCAGAACCTCGTCGTGGATCACCAGACGGATCATCGGTGTCAGCCCTGCGTCGTGCAGACGCAGCACCGCGCTGGCCGTTACGTCACGTGACGTGGACTGCACCATGTAGTTCAGCGCCGCGTATCCCCGGTCAGGGTCGACGGGCAGCCGACGACCGGTAGGGGTGACTACGTACCCGAGGTTCGCCGCCTCCCGTTGCAGGCTCTTGGACAGATCGGTAACCCCGGGGTAGGTGGCCGCGAAGATGTCGAGCACCTTCTTCGCCTCCGGGAACGTGATGCCTGCGTTGGTCGCGAGCTTCCCCGCACCCCCTCCGTACACGGTTAGGAAATTGGCCATCTTGCCGACCTTGCGATCCATGCCCGCGGCGTCCGCGGTCACCTGGTGCAGATCCGCCTCCTCCTCGAACGCGCGGATCATCGTCCGGTCGTTGGCGAGCGCTGCCAGGACGCGAAGCTCCTGCGCCTGGTAGTCGACCGAGACCATCAGCTCGCCAGGATCGGCGATGAAGCAGCGCCGAACCATCCAGTCGTTGGCCGGAAGGTTCTGTGCCGAGGGGTTAGACGTGCTCATGCGGCCTGTACGGGCCTGCAGCGGATTGATCCCCGGGTGGACCCGGTCGTCAGCGTCCCGCCGCTCGATGAAGTTGCGGACCCAGGTCTTCTCCCAGGAACCCCACTTCTTCGCCTCGATCGCAGCCTTCGCCAGCGCGTTGCCTTCCTCAGCCAGAGCTTCCAGCAGCTCAGCGTTCACCTGACGCTTACCCGTGGCTGTACGGCCTTTGATCTTCACGCCCGTGCGCTCCAGGCCGTCGGCCAGCTTCTCGGTGGAGTTCACCGAGTCGACCCCGTACGCGTAACGAGCCACCGCGGTGTAGTGCTCGGCCTTCCTCAGCATGTCCGCGGACAGCTTCTCCGAGTAGTCGACGTCCAGCAGGAACCCGGTGCGTTCGACGTACGACATCACCTCGGCGAGCTTGTGCTCGTACGGGATCAGTTTGTGCGACGACTCCGGGACCAGCGGGGCTACCTTGCCCAGCAGCCGGGACACCAGGATCGTATCCATGCCGGCGTACAGCTCGTAGTCCGGGTCGTACAGGTCGACCAGCGCCCAGATCTTGTCTTTGGTGGTCTTGTGCTTCTTGGCCAGGCGAGCCATCGAGGCTTTGACCTCTTCGGCGGTCACCGGGTCGATGTAGAACTTCGTCAGCTCTTCCAGCTTGTGGCCGGTCCCGCCTTCTTTGTAGGCCCGGGGGTCTACCAGGTGCGAGTAGATCTTGGTGTCCTCGACCCTCGGCCACATCTGCTCCATCGGCACACCGAGCGTCCGCTCGATCACCTGGAGGTCAAACGCAGCGTTGTGGATGACGAAGCGCTGGACCTTCTGGAGAGCGGTGACGGCGGCTCCTACGAACACACCGCCCCGCTCCACCGGCAGGACCCACGACTCCCACGGGTTACCGAACTGGATCAGCCGGATACCGAAGTCCGGCTTGTAGATCCCCAGATCCGTGGTCTCGGTATCGAGACCGAGAATCCGGAGGTTGGAGCGGATGAAGCTCTCGAACCCGTCGAGATCATCCTCGTGCTCTACGACGTTGACCAGAACTGTCTCGTCCTTGATCTGGTAGCGGTGTTGCTTCACCCGCCCCTCCCTTCGTTACGAATCAAGCTGGAGACGTTAGAGTCCCAGCTCCCGTCGGATCTGCCCCTCCGGGGTTTCTTCCTTGACCATCACCCGGCCGTAGTAGGCGATGTTGTTCTTGATCGGGAAGACCCGGTACTCCCCCTCCCCGAAGTCGACTGCCAGCTCGTCACCGCTGATGTTGTGCTCGCAGTCGTCCGGGAACGTCCAGAACAACCCGTTCTGGAGCATGACCATGAACTTCGGAACCTTGATTTCCTCGCTCAATTACACCCTCCTAGGTGGTTACGAGTCAAGTTAATTTGCATAGAAAAACTTGGCGTCGCGACCGTCATCCTTGGTCGGAGGCATCCACGCGTGCCAGACCTTGCCGGTCTTCTTCGACACCCCGGTCTTGTAGACGAAGTCGTCGTACGGCTTCGGCGGAGCCCACTCCGGGGCTTCCTGCGCACCCTGCGGAGCCTGGCGCTGGTACCCGCCGCCCGAGGACTGCGCGGGAGCCGGTGCAGCCGACCCACCCGCGAACGCCGCGGCGACCTTCTTCACCTTGTCCATGTAGTCCTTGAACTTCGCGTCCAGCAGAGCGTCGGACTCTTCGACCGACGACGCGTGGATAACGATCCACGGCGCGTCGAAGTCCCGGCCGCCCTTCAGGGTGGTGACGATCTTGCCCTCGCCGGGTGCCACGTTGCTGCTGTTGTTGACCACGGTGGTCGACGGAGCGGTGGTGGCGACAGGCTGCTCGGGGCCGTTGTCGTTCGAGGCCCAGGGATCGGTGGTGACAGTCATTCGGTTTCCTTCCGGTTGTAGCCGCGGGTCCATTCGGCACCCACGAACATCTCTTTGTCCTCGTCTGGCCAATTAGCCAGGAGGGCTGGTTTCTGGTTGGGGTAGAGCTCAGGCGTCACCCACGCTCGGTACATGTCGACGCCGGACATACCGCTGAACTGGCCGTCGAAGATGTTCACGCGGCAGCCCCTGACCCTGCGCAAGACGGGATCAGGTGGTCCCTGAACCGTCCCGAGCTGATCGGCACTATGTGGTGGCACACCGGGCACGCCCGGTGATGCTTCGGAGCACTGGAGGTCACCTGCTCGGCGGTAGCCAGGTCGAACAGCTCCCGGTACGTCAGACCGTCCTCGCCGGCTGACTTCCACCCGTCGTCAGCGAGACGAGTAGCCATCTCCCCGACAGGGTCACCCGGACCGTTGTGCGACCGGATCGAGTCCGGGAACACCTTGGACCGCGAGCCGGGGCCGTCGTGGTCGTCGGTCTGCTTGATGACCTTGTGGACCTCTTCGAGCACCGCGCGGTGAGCGTTCTTCAGCCGGTCCTTGGCGGCCTGGTCCCGCAGAACCACCCCGTCGATGTACCGAACCTTGAGCGCTTCGGCGTACGGCGGGTGGCGATCCACGAGCTGGGAGACAGCCTGAGGAATCACCTCCATCAGGTACACGTTGTCCGATCGGCCTTTGAGCGCGTCTTTGATCGACTCCGACGAGTAGTCCCAGTCACCCCGGGCTAGGTCGTCCGCGAACGCGGACTCGCTCAGGATCTGATACGCGTGACGGCGCAGGAACGAGATAGCCTCGCCCTCCGACGGCTGCGTAGCCGCGGTCATCCGCGACGACTTCTCCAGAACAGCGACCCACAGGTCCCCGGTCAGGTCTTCCAGCTGATCGGCGGTCAGAGACCACTCCACCCCTGCGGACTTCGCACCTCGTCTGAGGCGCTTGTCCAGGAGAGAGTCATCCATTCACCGGCTCCAGACTGCGCTTGGCGTAGGTCTCCTCGACCAGAACCTCGATCAGCTCGACCCGGGGAATCTCCCGGGACCGGGCTTCGAAGTGCAGGTACGGCAGAACGTTCCCGTTACGTGTCAAGGCCACGGCGTCAGACTTCCCAGACTTGGCCGTCAACGGTGAACTTGCCTCCCAGGATCGGGACGATCTCAGCCTTGACATGCTTGCCGTCGACCGTGAGCATCCCGAAGCCCATCTGCCAGTTCCCAGCTCCGCCCTTTAGATAGTTGGCCTTCTTCATGTCCATCAGGTGCCCGACTTCCATGCCGGTGACGGTCTTGCGGACCGAGCCGCCGTACCCGAACGAGTGCGAGACGACAGCCTGCCGGTGCGTGTGGCCGCAGACCACGGACTTGCCGAACTTCTTGGCACCGTTGAGCGCTGTCGATCCGGCGATCTGGGATAGCGTCATCTTGCCCATGTGCCCGTGAGTGGAGATCCAGCCCGGAGCGATGTCGTAGAAGTCAGGCAGCAGCTCCACACCGAACCCGTCGAAGTCGAGCAGCACGTCGATGTCGAAAGCGTGCGTACCCTCCAGGGCCGGTGCGTTCTTGGCCAGGTACTCGCGGGCTCGCAGATCGTGGTTGCCCTCGTGCATCCCGATCCAGCCGTCGTAGACCTTGCGCAGTGGCTCCATCAGGTTCTTCTTGGCATAGTCCGCGTCGCGGTACACCGAACCCTCGAACTCGCCCTTAGTCCCCCGATTCCAGCGCGAGGGCTGCGGCAGGTCTAGGACGTCACCGATATGTACCACGCCGTACGGCTGGACATCCCCGATGAAGCGGATGACCGCTTGCATCTCTTTGCGCGCCTCGAAAGGCAGCTGAGTGTCGGGTAGAAAGACGATTCGTTTAGTCATTTGGTTCCCTTCTCTGCGAGGAGGGATAGCTCCGCGCGTACTGATCGGTAGACGTCGTCCAGCGCGTTGATCGCGTTGGTGACGGATGTGTAGGTGATGTCGGGGACAGCTACGTACAGGCAAGTAGTCCCGTTGCCGTAGTCATCCGTCTCGGAGTCCCGGTGGATTACGTAGTGGCTCACTCGACGACCTCGGTGAACGGAGCCCATTCGTTCACGAACTCTGCTCTAAACCGGCTTATCGCGCGCCGCGAGCAATGACGGTTCCCGAACCTGTCGATTACGTCGACACCATCCGGCACGTGCCGGATGTCGTTCCACACCCTCGGCTCGTCCAGATCCACGAGAGCGTCCTCGTCTTCGCCGTCCGCGTACGTGATGTCGTTGAGCGCGTCGATCCAGGCCAGCGAGTCCTCGTTCTCGTTACGAATCAAGTCGTCGGGCAGCGGAAGATCGAACAGAGCGAGCTGGCCGTCCTCCTCTACCGGCTCCTCGTAGATCCGCTCGGCGCAGCCGGCGTAACCCGCGATGTCGGTGTAAGAGTCCCGGTGGTACCCCGTACCTTTCACTCGTGCCACCTTGACCAGGATCATCAGATTCGCGACGTCCAGGTCAGTGATCGGACGCTCCAGGTACGCGGAGAACAACGCGGAGATGTCGGCGAAGTTCTCCCGGGGGTGCCCGTAGTTCTTGTTGCGAGGTCCGTGGATCAGGCGCTGCGCCTCTTCCAGGATGCTTTCTGTCATATCCCTACCTTGTCTTTCAGTGCTTGTACTCCCTGGCTGAGCACCAGGTCGTTGACATCCGAGCCATCGGGCATCGGGATGATCTTGGCGTTGGGCAGAACACCCGCCACCGTCTCGGCGAACTGCATCCCCGGGTCGTCACCGTCCGCGAGGATCAGCACCTCCCGGTAACCGAGGAACGGTTCGCGGAAGTGCTCTTTCCACGCCTGCGCTCCGGGGACCCCGACCGTGGGGAACCCCGCGACAGACGCTGTCAACGCATCGATCTCGCCCTCCGCGATCCCGACGCGCTGAGCCGGCTGCAGCAGCGCCAGCGTGTTGTACAGCCGCCCGGTGTCACCTGGGACGGTCAGGTACTTCGCCTTGCCCTCGGCGGCGTCTAGGCGACGAAACCTCAGCGAGACCACCTGCCAACGCTCGTCCGGAGCCCATCGCAGGTAAGGGATAGCGAGCATCCCTTTGTACATCTCGTGACCCGGCAGCGGTTCCTCCACGTACCCGAGGCGAAACTGCGTCACCGCCTCTGCGATAGCCGGCGCGGTCAGCCCGCGGGTTGCCAGATACTCCTCGGCCGCGGACCCAGCCAGCGCTTTGTGATAACGCTGCGACGCCTGAAGGAGATAGCTCTTGTGCTCTTTCGACTGCTGTTTGATAGTTCACCTCCTCGTAAGTCATCAGCAACGTGATCGCGTTGCCCCGCGCCGAACAAGCGAGGCAGTTGAAAGCGTTCAGCTGGTACGACACCGCGGCAGACGGCCGCGACTCCTCGTGGGCCCAGCAGAGGCAGGGAATCCACACCCGGCCCGTGTCCTCGGGCGGAACCCAGTCAGGTGCCAGGCGCTCGATGACCTTCGCGATCAGCGTTTGTGAAGGTTCCACCGGACGACCTCGTACACTTCGATGCCCTCGTGGTACGGGAACTCGCGCCTGAGCGTCTCGTAGATCAGGTCGTAGACCTCTTCGGTATCCAACGTCGGATCGACCTTGATGAACGCCTCGATCTTCATCCAGCCCTGGCTCATCAGAGCACCGCCAGGGCTACGTAGAGAAGGATCAGAATCGCTAGACAAACGACCATCGTGATCAACGGCCCCACCTCCGAGCTGTGCGGTCCACGGAGTGCTCCGAGACGTTCCGGGCCAGCGCGTACTTACGCGGGTCCAGCAGAGCCCCTAGCAGCTGCTGACGGAGCAGGTTCGGGCGGGCGGTTGGTACGGGCTGGTTCATGGTGTTCCTTCCTAGTGGTTACGTGTCAAGTTCGGCGCGTGCCGAAAGCTTCTCTCGCTCGATCGGAGCGATACGTTTCCCGATCACCGCGAACGCGGGCGGGCTCTTCAGATACTCGATAGCGCGCTCGAAGAACTCCGTGGAATCCCTTGCGCGACCCAGCATTACGTTACAGGGCTTACAGAGGCAGCCCCGGATGTAACCCGTTGCATGGTCGTGATCGACGGCGAGTGCGCGCCTGGCTCCGGTGGCGATACGGCAGATTGCGCACTTGCCTCCTTGATGAGCCTTGATCTTGTCGTACTCATCCATGTCGATGTCGTAGGTGTCGATCAGACGTTGCTCCCTGGCCGCCTCCCTGCGGTCTGACTTCTTCAGTCGCCAGTCCGTAGCGCAGCGCGGTCCCGGGTGAGGTGCGGGCCGTGTCAGCGGCCTACCCGCGTCTCGGCAGTCGACGCAGCGACGCGGTTTCTTAGCCGCCGCCATCTAGCCACCCGACGAGGGTCAGACCCACACCCCACGCGATAGTCGACCAGGCGATCAGCTCGGGGATGCTCACGCTTCCCCCTCGGTATCCAGCACGTCGAGGACATCGGCAACCCACACTGCGCGCTCTCGCTTGTCGTCGTTGAGCGGGTTTTTGACCATGATCCAATCGCCGACACACAGCTCCCGGATTCGCGTTTCCTGCGCCCGGAGTCGTTCGACTTCGGCGCGCAACTGTTCGATCTCGGCATCGAGTGGCTGGCGGATCTTCAGCACGTCATCGGGCGAGTAGTAGTCCTGCCACACCATGTCCAGGGGTAGCGACTTGTAGGACCGGAGCCGCTCGACTTCGGCGATCAACTCGGGAACCAACGAACGCGCAGAGTTGCCTTCCAGGTCGATCGCCACATGAACATGCTGGGAATGCTCAATCAGCGTGATCAGCGCCCGCGTATCGGCTTCCTCGTATACGAGATACACACTGTCGTCGTCGAAATCAGACCCTCGTGTGGGCCCCCATTCCATCGGGTAGCTGAGGGCCGAATCTGCGAGCATCGCGTCGAGCCGGTCGAGCGCCATCCCCGAATCGTCGGCTTCTACCCAGCCGAGGCCGATGGACCAGAAGTCGCCGGGTTTGTCGCCGTGCATGATGGTGTCGGACTTCAGGGCGAGCCCCTCAAAGCACCAGGGTTGCTGCATCCGGGCGTAGAGGGTGCCGGGCGGCAGGGCTAGGAACTCTTGGCGTTTGACGAGTCTCACTGCACAGCCTCCAGTCGATCCGCCGCCAATCGCAGCCACGCCACCGCACTATCGCGGTACTCCCGCCAGTTCTCCCTGCCACGTCCGACTTCACGCCACATGCGAAGAGCAACTAACGCCGCGCGATACACGTCATCGCTGGCAAGCGCCTCGGTCGATTCGATGGGTTGTTCAGGCATGGTTGTCTTCCCCCTCGGCTACAACCGCGGCAGCAGCGGCAGCGAGGAGGGCAGCGGCGATGAACCGAGCCTCAATTATGTTCACCGGCTTGAACGGCTCGCCGTTATATGCGATCTGAACCTCGTTCGGGTATCCCCACTGCGAGATGCCGAACAAGCTGCCCGGGTGCCACCAGGCCAATCGGTCAGCTGGGGGAAACTCGTCGTCCTCATCCTCGTAGCGGGTGGAGTTGGGTTCGGGTAGTTGGATTACCGCCACACCCGGAATAGACAGGAGCCTGTCGACCAGGTATGCGCAGACATCCTTACCTCGGCTGTCCACGCCGAGAGTCTGCTTCTCGTACCAGTAGTCGTACGACGCTTCCACGAGGGCTTCTGTGAGTACGTCACGTAACTCAGGGTTCACTTCTTCACTCCTTTGATCAGCTCCCGGATCTTGTCGGCCCGGAAGTCGTCCCACCACGCGCCGGTGCTGGCGACGTGAACCACCGGAGCGGTCTCGTAGCCTTTCTGCTTCACCAGCTTCAGAGCCTCGGGGTCCTGGTCCACGCGAACCTCCCGGAACTCCACACCGCCGCGGGTCAACGCGTTCTTGGTGAGCGTGCACTTATGACAGTCCGGACCTGTGGTGAACACAGTCACCTCGTTACGAATCAAGTTATCGGGCATCAAAAATCCTTAATCTCCATCTTCGAGCCGTCGAACTTCAGCTCTGCGTACAGCCGGCCCGATGGATCAGCTCGGCCCGACCTATTTTTGACCACCGACACCCGCAGCGTGTCCCCGCCGAACGTCGACGGGACTCGGTGCAAGGTGGCTACAAGCTCGGGTACGCGACCAATCTGACCCTTGATCCCCGACAGCGGGATCGGCTTGTCACCGGAGTTGTTGTCCGCGGTGACGTGGTGCAGACCGATGATGCACGCGCCGGTCTCCCGGGCTTTCTCGTGCAGCCAGTCCATCAGGACTTCAAGACCGCCGAACGGGTCCTCGTCGTTCGCGGCTACCCCGGTGATGACGTTCGTGATGTTGTCGATCACGATCAGCTGCGGATAGTTCCCGAACGTCTCCTCGTACGCGGCCAGCGAGGTCTCGATGACCTTGAGCGTCGGCTGCGCCGAGTAGTTCAGCCGGATAGGGATACCGTGCGGGTTCCCCGGGGCTGCGTTCCACGTCAGCACCTGCGGAGGCAACTGACCTTCGCGTACCGCCCGAGCGGACTCAGCCAGCGGCATCCCGAGCTCCATCGAGAGGATGCGAGTCGACTGCGTGAACGCGTCCGAGTCAGCCGAGAGGTAGTACGTCGGGATACGGCCCTTGAGCGCTAGAGCGAGCGTGAACGCTGACTTAGCCCCGCCGGGTGCCGCCGCGATCAGCGCCAGCTGACCTCGCAGGAAGTTGATACCCTGCTTGGTCAGCGACCGGAACGGCACAGGCAGAGGGTCACCCGCGTTCCCTTTCTGCTCGATCGATTGCATGATCGACAGCATCAGCCCTCCCTGAGGGCTTTGGCGATCTCCCGCATCTGGTGCTCAGCTTGCTGCCCGAACTCAACGCTGGCGTCGCACGTACAGCCGTCGACTCCCCAGGAGTACTCGGCCGGCTGGTGCTCCTCCAGTACCCGTAGAGCCGTGATGTACTGAACCGCGGTCAGATCCTTCACTCGATTACCTCTTCCTCCGTCGTGTCTTCAACAGCGATAACCCGGGCGATCCCGGCGCTTACCCCGAACACCAGCGCGCCGGCTAGGGACAACCCTCCGAGTGCAGCCATAGCCAGCCTGTTCACTTCGTGCCCCTCGCTATGAACCCGTTGTAGATCGTGCGGCCTTCCTGTTTGGCCTTGACTTCTTCAGCCCAGACTTTGTCGGTAGCTTTGATCAGCGCCGCCTCAGTCGTGCCGAGGAACTTCACCAGCGGAGGACCGAGAAGACCCCGGCGGGCGGCGCGCAGCACCCCGCCGAGTTCGTGAACCGCTCTCTTGTCTTCCAGCTCGACGTCCAGCAGGTTCCCCGGGCCTGGCCGTTTGGTCACGGTCGCTTTCAGCGCCGGGTCAGAAAGAGTCCATCGCTCGGTCACGGGCGGAACACCTCGACGTTCCCCCACGGGCCGTCGTTGTCAGAAAGCTCAGTCCGGGCCCCACTTGAGTACAGAGCGAGCCACGTTTCCTCGTCGGTCTTCACGTAGACCGACCAGGACCGGCCTATCCTAGCCGCGCGGACTGTACCGATCGGATCTCGGGGCTCCGGCTTCTCGGTGATGTCGTACTTCTCCACCAGCTTCTCGGCGATGGCGGCGGACGAGGCCCCCCGCACCCTCTGCTCGTAGAGCAGGCTCACGAGCTCCCGCGTGTTGATGTTGGTCATACCTTCTCCTTGCGATGCAGGCGGCTAGCAGCCGCGACGTTGAACATGGGTTCCACCGGGGCCCCGCGGTACAGGGACCGCGAACCGACGGGGGTCAGGCCGTTCTTGCGCCAGCGTTTGACGGTGTCCGCGTCGACTCCGAGCATCTCCACGAGCTCCTCGGCCGACGCCAGTAGTGGTTTGGTCACGCCCGCTCCTTGATCTCGAACTGATCCAGCAGCTTGCTGGCTCGTGCTCTGTAGTGGTCTCTCATCTCCTCGTTCGGATGTACGGGCCACTCGAAGGGTCGGTGGTACGGCACCGCCTCCCACAACGCACGCGCGAGCTTTTCAACGATGTCCATTGCTTCCTCCTCGTTACGAATCAAGTTTCAGGCCATAGAGTATTCACAGCTCAACGCCACGTCGCACCTCGCGCAGCTAGCGCCAGGCTTAGGCGTGAAGTCCCCTGCTTCCAGCTTCCGCTCCATCTCGTGGAACCGGGCCGAGATCTTCTCCCGCGTCCAGTCCGTCAGGTCGTACGGATACGTCGGCTTGCCGGTCTTCGCCATGAAGTACACGCCGCGCGTGATCTCGACGCCGTACAGCTGTTTCAACGCCAGCGCGTACACCGCGAGCTGAAAGTCATCTCCGGGCTTGAGCCCGGTCTTCCAGTCGACCACCAGCACCTCACCGTCGAGCACGAGCACCGCGTCGATGTAGCCACGGATCTCGATACCGTCGAGCTCGAACTCGATCGCGAGCTCTATCCCCGGGGTGCCGTCCGGCGTGTGCCATACCTCTAGGCTCGGGTGGTTGTCGATCCAGTCCAGGGTCTTGTCCACCTGCTGCAGCCCGATACCCCAGCGACGTTCGATGTCGTCCGCGCCGCGGTACGGCCCGGAGGCGAACCACCAGCCGAGGTTAGGGGTCTCCTCGGTAGCTTCGTTGATCCCGTCGGCGTACTCGGCCTTGAAGATCTCATAGCACTCTTCGCGCGTCAGCGGTGAGCCGGCGAGCTTCGATAGCATGTATTTCTCAGCCACCGCGTGGACCCCGGTACCCTGCTGCAGCCAGGCCGCTGGGCGTTTCCAGCAGGACTGGACTCGTGCCAGGTAATACGCCATCGGGCACTTGTCATACTGGCTAAGCTGAGAAACGCTCCTCGGCTTCTTCTGGTACTGGTAAGGACCAGTACTCTCCGCTGATGGTCCTCCTGATGGTCCTGGGGTCAACACCAAACACCTCCGATAGATCGCTGTAGCTGAACCCCTCCGATGCGTACAGCGTGCGAATAGCCTTGGCCTTGAGGTAGCTCAGTTTGGAGTGCGGGTATTGCTCCCCGCGAATCTGCGTTCCGTGGCGAACTCTGTCCGCTCCGTTCTCCTTCTTGGTCCCGTAGGCCAGATTCTCTAGCCGGTTGTCTGAGGGGTCACCGTTCAGGTGTCTGACCTCCATCCCTTCAGGGCGAGGGCCTACGAACGCCAACAGGACTAGTTTGTGGATGTTGTTAGTGGACTGCCGCATGCCTGCCGAGTGGTTGCTTAACGCCACTCTTAGATAGCCCTGGGGATGCCTCTGAGGAGTGCGGAGCTTAGGGGTCTTACTCCGGCCATGGCGGCTGTTCTTCCAGCTGCGGACCCTGCCGCGGTTGGAGACTTCGTAGTCAGGGAATCCCGGGATTTCCTTCCACACTTCCTCGTTACGTGTCAAGTTCTCAGGCATGAGAAAATCCGCATTTGTCGAACTGCGACAGCTGCGAGACCGACCGGGGTTTCTTCTCGTAGCGGTACTCCACTACTCACCCTCGGGGTCGGACACCTCGCCGGTGGCATGTGTCCAAAAGTTTCCGGTCCAGACACGCTCCAGAACACCGTTCTGCAGGTCGTTGAGGACGTACGACGAGTTCTCCTCGGAGATGAGAGAGCCTTCAGCCTCGAACTGCGCGCCGACAGGCCGAGCCACGACTTCAGAGGCGTCCCGGTCCACGATCGGTACGGGCTGGAACTCGGTAACCTGCTTGAACGTCGTCAGGTCGTAGTCGGCGATCTTGGACATCGCCTCCGCAGCGTGGAGGATGATGGAGTCCTTCTCATCCTCCGGGCGGATGATCATCGCGTGAATAGTGGTCATGGTTGATTCCTTTCCTTACGCCGCTTCTGCTAGCGACTCTGTTGATTCGTGGAGCCGCTTTGACTCCAACCACATGTCCTTAAGGACAGCTTTCGAGATCGCCCGCAGAGCACGAGCGTGCTGGTGACCGAGCGACAGCGGGGAGCCTGGCTGAGCAGGCTTACCAGCGGGTCCGCAGCGCTTGCACTCGGACGTATGAACCGCGTCCGCGTACTTCCTCCGCGCCTCGTCGTAGACGTCTCGGTAGACGCCTTTCGACTTCACGCACGACGTCGCGATCAGAAACGCCCGGACCTTGGCATCAGAGTTCCAGTTCGCCTGGACACCTTTACGTCGAACCTGGCGGGAGGCATCACCGTAGCCGCAGTACGACCACAGCTCGGACACCGTACGTGGGCGGTCGTGAAGTGAGTTCCAGTACGGGTCACCGATCGAGGCCAGCAGGCGCGCGGCCTGCTTCTCACCGACTCCGGTGGCCTGCTTGACCCACGGCCCGAGAGGATGCTTGCGCATCCGCTTCTGAAGGTTCTTCACCGCGGCTGCTTCGGTCTCCTTGAGCTGCTCGACCATCACCGCGAGCGCGGCGACGTCCGGGTGCCGGACATCCAAGCCGTACAGCTTCGGATCGGTGAGGGAGCGCAGACGGTTCTCGTTCGCGATGCGGACCGACTCAAGATCGTCGACCGTCTCGGCGGCGAGCCCGAGGATTGCGTATTCAGACACGGTGATTCCTCCTGTAAGTAGTTACCTGAGTCGTCGCTGCTGTGGGTTAATCGATGTCACCATGGGCTCAGGTAAAGTTGAGCCCCCGTCAGCGCTGGTTCTATGGGGTTCGTGCGTCGAATGGCTGACGGGTAAGAAAAGCCCCTGAACGGCGGCGGAGTCATGGTTATCGCCGCGGGCTTGGCCGTTCAGGGGAAGAATGGGCGAGGACCGGACCGGGGGTGAAGTGGCGGCGAGTTGCCGTGCCGGTGAAATGGGTCCGGTCCTCGGGGTTTGATCCCGGTAAACGACCCGCTCTTGGGTGCTCGGGCAGGGCAATGGTTTACCGGGGAGTTCTTACGAGACCGGGCCGGACAGCTCTCCGACTGTCTCAACGCCTTGCAGCGTCATAGCCTCGATCATCGACTCGTAATGGTTGATCTTCGACTGAACAGACTGGATATGCGCCAGCCGGGTCTCGATAGCGACCTTGAGGTCAGCAGCCGTGCAGTCGCGCAGCCGCTTGTAGGCTCCGTCTCCGACGGCGATCATCGAGTCGAGCTCTTGTTGCCAGTAGTCGCGCACAGCGGCCATCTTGCGGGACGGAGCGGGCTGCCTACGAACCTCGGTAGCGGCGGCGTTGATAGCGCTGTTACGAGTCAGGTTGATCTGCGTACGCAGGTAGAACGGCAAAGCTTCTGCGTAGAAGTCCTCCAGCAGGTCATCCGGAGTCTCGCGCAGCACGGCCGCGGTCAGGGACTCGACGGTTACCTCGGTCTCGGCGGTGATGATGTTGTCGACCAGCTCGGCGAGTTTCACGTCTCCTCCTCGTCATCGTTACGAATCAAGTAGTCGTCAGAAGAAAAATCCTCGGGTAGCCCGAGATCGGATAGAGCTTCTCTAAGAGAGCGCTTAGGCCCTAGCCGGGACCCCCAGTACAGGGCCACCCGATCACGTAAGTCTTCGACTTCGGCCTTATCCCCGTGCCCGAACTGGGCGGCGACCGACTTGCCCAGGAACTCGGCCAACGTCATCCTCCGATCAGCCATCCTCGCCCTCCTTGTGGAGCTGGTTGTTCTCTACCTCTATAGCGTCTTCGACCGATACGACTGTGATGTTCATGGTGTTTCCGATCTTACGGTTCGCCCAGTCCAGGGCTGCGTTCAGACCGTTGGAAAGGTCCTGCTTATCCATCTTTCAACCTCTTGTACTCGTCTGTGTTCACTACGTTGTCGTACATAGCCTGGACCTCCTCCTCAGAGGCCCCTGCTGCCCGCATCTCCTTAGCCCGGGCATCGATCTTGCGGACGAACGCTTTGATACGTTCAGTCCTCTCCGGGTTCTTGGCCCACTCCTTCTCCATATGGGCCTTGACAGCCTTCTGGACGTGCTCTGCGAACTCTTTCTCGTTCACTTCTTCACCGCCATAGCCAGAGCCACAACCCAGCCGATGAACGTCCAGCCGAGCAGCAGGTTCACGACCGTCACAGGCCCCAGCAGGTGCGACTTACGCACCGTAGCGACCAGGGTTGGCAGCAGGTACACGCCGATGAACAACCCGGTGAACGCGATGGGTCCGAACACCCGCGGCTCCATAGCGATCATCGCCACCAGCAGAACCGCGAGGATTCCCAGCCCGGCCAGTCGCCGGGCGTTCCACTTGCTGGCCGGTGCGTACGCCGGTTGGTACGCCGGCTGATCCCAGATGTTGCTCATGATGCTGCCTCCTCTTTAGGTTTGCGGGTCGCGTTGCAGCGACGCTTTTTGGCCAGGCCCAGCTCCACGAGCAACGGGCACAGGTTGAAGTCCTCGGGCTGATATTCGCGACGGAGAATGTACTTCATGAATTCCCCGATTTCGCCCATGATGTATTTGTCGCCGTGACGCTCTTCGCGCTCGACTGCGTCGGGCTCGCAATACCTGTCGATGAATTCTTTCACTTCCCGGTAAAGGTAGCTGTCGTCGGTTAGCCACGTAGAGCGGTAAACGTGGAGGCCGCGAATACCGGGGACCAGATCGAGTGTATTAGCGCGGATATACGCGTCTTTAACCACGTTCAGAGTAGGGACGATTGTCTTACCGATAACTCGGGAAGTGATCTCGAACATGCGGTGCAAACCATTCTTCTAAGAAAAGGGGCGGGTGGTTATCAGGGCTCCACGCTCGGGAAACGCCAGATGTGATGACGTCCGATCTCGGACAGAGTTGTGTATTCGTTGACTCTGATGAGTAGGTCTTCGTCGGATTCCTGGCGCTCCCTGTATGCCCAACCCCCGCGTTTGCTGACGCCGGGTATAGGCGGGATGTTCGGATCAAACTCGACAACCCAATTGTTCTCACGAAGCATCCGGTAAAACGACCTGAGACGCTTCAGCTTGTATTCTTTCATGCCTTTGCCGCGTGTGGCGATGTATTCGCCATGATCCCTCAGGCGTTTATGCGGCGTGCACTGAGAAAGAGGCTCGGGTACCTTGAACGGGTATTCGCGACGGATAACCTGCCGGGCGGTCAATTTGCCTCCGTACGTGTGAACGTGCCATGAAACAGCCTGTGGTGTCACACCGTACATCCGGGCGATATCCGCCTCAGTCTCCCCCGTAGCTTTCAGGGCCTCAATCACTTCTAGTGAGAGGCGGGGGAGCTGTTCTCTGGTGGTTCTCATCGGTCCTCCTTGTATTACAGACCAACGTATCTTGCATCTTGTTACAGCGCAAGGCCCAACCCCCTCGATACTTGACAGTGCGACGTAGTTTTCTGGTGTCCCAGATCTGGGACTCTTCCCCCGTGGGAGAAAGTAGACCACTTGATCTAGTTCCACGCAAGTGTCAAACGTCACTAAGTTCGTAGCTGAACCGGCATCGTCACAACCGATACCGGCGTTACAGCTACCAGACCGCGACTCGATCCGCAGCGGAGCCGCTGGTCAGCAGTACCACCGTTTCCGGCAGTAGCGACTCTTCTTGTCTTTCCCGCGGTCTTTGCCCTGGCCGGCTGAGTCGTGTTTGCTCTCGGATTTCTTCTCCGGATCGCACGTCGGTAGGTCACCGTGGGCCACGTGCCAGTCAGAATCGGCCCTCAGACCGCCGTGCTCCAGCTGGTGAGACACCGACCGGTGCTCGCACCCGGAGAACCCGTCAGCACGCGCTGACGGGGCTACCAGGACCGCCGCGAGCATCACAGCGCCGACGATGAACCAGACGACGAAGGCCAGGCGCTTAGTCATACCTGCCTCACTCTCTTCAGCCCGACGGTTCCCGACAGGTTCTCGCGGACGAACGCCCACGACTCAGTCCGTACCCACGACGCGGTGAACAACCCGTCAGCGTGGACGGCGGCGTGGTGCTTGCAGAACAGCAGCTCGAACTGACCGTTCTCCCAGCGCTCCATAGCCGCAGCCGAACACGCGTCGCAACGATCGGTGAGCCGCAGCTCCCCGGGAGGCGTTGCGCCATCCTCCCGGGGAGGCGAAACCTGGTCTGGAGTGGTCACGCGTCCACGTCCTCTCGCTCGACGAACTCGACGTACACCTTCGCTGTCTCCAGATCGGTGTTCAGGATCTTGAACCAGAACGGGTTGTCACCCCGCTCGAACTGGTACAGGTCGTACGACCCGTTGGTCTTCGCGACCAACTGCCAGTTGTCCGAGTGGTGCATCGCCCCGTACTCGGTCTCGAACCACTCCCCGCTCACGCTTCCTCCCCTGTAGCCACGGCAGCGAGAACGTCTTCATAGGTGTCCCACCATTGCGGGCACTCGTTGCAGAACCACTCTCCGGGCCGGGAGTCGCTACTAGCGCCCGGGCCACTTTCTGGCCGCTTGATCACCACACGGTGTGCGCATCGATTCACGGTTGTTCCTCCTCTGTAGCCACAACCGCAGCAGCAGCGAGAGCCTTGGCTTGGACATCAGCGATGTGCTCGTCGTGGTCGCCGCCGTCCTGCTCGGTCCACTCGCAGCCCTTACAGGCGTCGAGGTTGAGCAGAATGTCCTTACGGCGCGGGTGGTTGACCCGCTTCACCGTCGGCTTGTGCGCTGAGATGGCCTCTGTGAGTACAGCACGCAACTCCCCGCTCACAGCCCCACCGCTTTCGTGATCAGGAACATCAGCGCAGCCCCAGCGACGATCGCACCGACCGACAACGCCAGCTCGATGCTCAGCGGCAGGCCCGGGTTGCTCCGTCGGTACAGCTTGCGAAGCTCAGCCGGCGAGTACGACGCCGCGATGATCTGGTTGAACGCTTTGAGCTCTGTCTCGTTCATCAGGGCACCACTTTCGCCAGGATTGCCAGTGCGTCTGCCAGGCCGCGGGCCCGAGCCCCGCCGACTAGGCAGTCCTCCTTGTCGCCGCGGGCGGCGGCCGCTTCGCAGACGCGAAGCCACTTCACGCGCTCCGCGTTGATCAGGTCTATTGCATCGCTCAAGGTCATCGGGTCTCTCCTCGCAGCGCGAGCTCGGTAGCAGCGGCAGCAGCCGCGACACGGTTCACCGAGGTGACCATGTGCTGAAGCTCCGGGGTCGAGAGCGTGGCGAACCACGCGTGTGTGCTGGTCATGGTGTTCCTCTCGTTACGTGTCAAGCCGCGATGCGGCGGGTAGTGGTCTTGGATGTGTCGATCAGGTGTCGCCTACCTCGCTCGTCGACGACCGTGAGCACGGTGCCCGCGGTGAACAGCACCCGGGCTGTCCAGCCAGTTGGTCCGCGCGATGCGATGTGGATGGTCATCGCTGAACCACCTTCAGCACCGAGGCGTAAGCCGGGATTCGCTGAGACACGACACGTCCGCTGGTGACGTCACGAGCGGTCAGGGTCTCCCCGTCGTTGCTCACGACCTCGTAGCGGGTGCCTGCGTCAACCCGGAGAGTCACGAACCCCTGCTTGTCCTCCCCGTACACCGCGGGAAGCCCATACATGTCTGTGCTGAATGGCACCACCATGTGGTCCCCCGCCATCACCTTGTCGATGCTGTGGTTCTGAAGCGCTTCCCTCATGGTGACCTCCTAGGTTGGTTACGACTCAAGTCAGTGTGCGTACGTGAGCAGCCGTGAATCGAACACGGTCAGCGCGGTGATATCGGCTGAGCGAACCTGCCTGCTCGGTGCCAGCTCGTCGTAGCCACGTGCAACGGCTCAGAGCTGGACTTCAAAGTATGTTGTGGGCCGGGGCTCCGCATTACACGGGATTTGCATCAGGGTCAACGCGCGGTCTGGGCTCGCCTGAATCTTGCTGGCCTTTGTTTTGTTGTTGAGACCACTCTAACCCGAGGTTTGGTTACGAGTCAAGTGGGTATCCAAAAGAATTTCGGCCGAAGTTTTCCGCGGCGATCAGAGCAGCGAGGAACTCCTCCGCGTCAGCCCGGTCGTCGAACCGTGCGCGGGACACGTGATAGTCAGAGCGCACACGCTCCCACACGTGCCACCCCGGGCAGTAGATCGATCCGAGACCGACGAAGAACCCAGCTGCGGGTGCAGGTGCGTCCATCATGTGCGCGTCCTTTCAGAGAGCAAGAGAAAACCCCCGGGGCTACCGGGGCCGTGTGAGCTGATCGGGTCACCGACCCTGCCAGTCGGTGCCGTGCTTCGGGTCCGGATGGACCAGGTGGGCGGTACGTGCCAGGTACTCGCTCGCTGTCTCCAGCCGGTAGCCGCGGGGGGCGTTGCCGCCGATGACGTCGTTGGTGAGGACGTCCACCAGAGCCCAGAGTCGGCGGGTGCCTCGGGCCCACTCGACGACCGCCCGCTCGCCGCGGACGCGGGTGTCCGACTGGGTCCACCCGGCGTCGGCCATATCGGCCATCAGGTCGGTGATGCAGGCGGCGGATGCGGTGGCGGTCATTTCGGAACCCCTTCCTTGCCGGCCCTTCCGGCATGAATCAAGTATGCGGCCCCGATTGGTTACGAGTCAAGGGCTTCGGGCGAGAATTTTCCGACCGGCTCACGGCTCGTCTGCCGGTTCCGAGTCAAGGCGCGGTGTCAACCCATGCCGAGGCGGGAGAACGTCGCTCAGCGGGACGCACAGCCTCGGGAATCGGCATCCCAGTCGGGTACTACCCGCGCAATGAGAAAAGCCCCCGACCCGAAGGTCGAGGGCTCAGAGCCGGGGGTTACCGGACGGCTGCCCGGCGGATGCCCCAGCCGATCGCGTCCGAGGCGGACATGATCATCCCGGAGTTCAGGCGGACCATGTCGCCGCCCCAAGCGTCGACGCGGACGCCGGCCTCGCGACCGAGGGCGATGGCCTGCTTCACGGTGCTGTTCATTTCGGGACTCCTTTCTGTCCGCCGGCCCTTCCGGGGGACTGTGAACTCGGTAACCGAGGGCTTACCTCGGACTCGGTGGGTGCCGGGGATTACCCGGCTCTCGGGCTTCGGGGGACCTCCCCGATCGGGATGACTCAATCATAAGCGCATCGCCGGTTACGAGTCAAGGGGTTTGTCGAAGAATTTCTTCGCGGATTTCCAGCGACTCTGACGTCCAGAAGTCAAGCCGCGGGTCCGATCCATCAGCCCGTGCGTGATCGTCCGTCTACGGGGCTCTCAGCCCCCGGGAATCGACATGCTCACGCACCGCGGCGAGATCCCCGTCGAGCACGAACCGCCATCCGAGCGGGTTGTCCGCCGGCCCTGTGAATAAGTCGTAGGCATCCTCGCCTGTCTCGATCGCGTACCACCGCCCAGACTCGTGAACGAACCCGTCGTTCGCCTCGGCCCACCCGCTCATCCCGCGCCGACCCCGAGGATGCCCGCCAGCTCCTTGAACATAGCGGACTCGACCAGCATGCCGATGTGCCTCTCCCCATCTGCTCCGCACACCGACTCCGCCCGATCGGCCAGCGCACCTCCGTGCATGCGCTGAACCCATACCGTGCACATCTCCTCGTGCATCAGCGACGCCAGCTCCTCGGCCGACGACACCGAGGTGTACTTGCGGACGTTCGGCATCTGAGTCTTCGCGTGCTCTTTGCGGTCCGTGCCCTCGCACCCGGAGAGACACTGCCGGTCGTGCAGCCACAGCGCCACGTCGATCTTCCGCACAGCCATACCCTGCCCCCTACCGCTCGAACCGGGCGACGGACAGCTCGTACGCGCTGCGTCGAGCGACCCACGCGTACTGCGAGGCGGAGGCCAGAGCCGCGGTGGCATCCTCGGCCGGTACGAGCGCCAACCACGCACCGGTGGTGCTGTCCGAGATCATCCAGTTGGTCATGTCGACTCCTTCGACTTAGTTAGGTTACGAATCAAGGCTGGCTGACGAAAGCGTAGCCGGCGATCACCGCGAGCATCACCGGGATGAAGCTGATGATGATGAGTGCTGCGGTCATGTACCTAGTATGCACCAGCTGTGGTTACGAGTCAAGTCGAACCGCCGATGAATTCCACCCGACACGAAAGAACCCCCGCCGAAGCGGGGGCTCAATCAGCTGGGGCCGATCAGCGCAGGCTGTCGATGTGGATGCAGCCGACTTTGTCGGGGCCGAACTCGGGGCTGAACCCGAGCACCTCATCCTCCTCACAAGGGAACGACGACTGATCGAACGTGATCGGATCAGCCGAAGCGATCCACGTCGGAGTCGCGATGACAGCCGGAGCTGCGATGAGGAAGAAGCCAGCTGCGATGCGCTTGGTGATGGACATGACGTTCCTTTCGTCGGTGTGTTCTGTGTAAAGGGCGACGCTACGCCACACCGTGGTTACGTGTCAAGCCCGAGTTCTGCACACGGGGGTACCGCATATACAGGGGTGCTGTGCAGCTGGGTGTGGGTAGCAGGGGCACAGGGGTAGGCAGCGGGGCTGCTGGGTGGGGTGTGGGTGCGCAGCAGCTGGGTGCACGTGCCGGGGGGGGGGGGGGAGCGGGTAGGCAGGGTGCGGGGTACGCCGGCCGGGGTGCGCAGACTCGCAGCGCAGAGGGGGTTGCGCTGCCGGGTGGGCGTGTGGTAGACTGGGTGTACTCCGGCAGACGGGGTCACAGGGGACGCGCGGCGCGCGGACCCCTAGGGGGGCACCCCTACCCCCCGCGTGTTGACCGGATGGTAA